GCTCCTGTGTCGCCCTTAGCACCAGCGGCTCCTGTGTCGCCCTTAGCACCAGCGGCTCCTGTGTCGCCCTTAGCACCAGCGGCTCCTGTGTCGCCCTTAGCACCAGCGGCTCCTGTGTCTCCCTTGTCTCCCTTGTCTCCTTTAGCTCCGTCGGTACCGGCGGCTCCTGTGTCTCCCTTGTCTCCTTTAGCTCCGTCGGTACCGGCGGCTCCTGTGTCGCCCTTAGTGCCATCGTGCCCTATAAATCCATCTTCTCCTTTAGGTCCGGCATCCCCGCGATCTCCCTTTGCCCCAACATTACCCTGGTCTCCTTTAGAGCCAGGAGAACCTTGCAGTCCTGAAACTACAGCCATAGCTGGACTAGCCGTAATGATTGAAACTATTGCCGGATCGGGCTCTAAGCTAATTATCAGACTAAAATCAGTCATATGTCTGGTCCTGCAAAACTAACAGTGTGACCGTTGGTGAAGATTTAACGTCGTCGATAGAGAAAGTAACCTCTTGATCAGTGTAGTAGAGTCCAGGAGGCACGTCTGCCGTTGTATCAGGAAGAAATGTGGCATATACTGTTCCAGTAAGTATGTCCGCCTCGCACGAATCTGCTTCGGCAAGCAAAATATGCCGCTTGTCGCGAATCTGCATGCGCGACGTACTATTTGCGAGGTCTACTGGATTACCGCCTAGTGATTGTAACCAGGTTATAGAAATATTCCACGTGTCTCCACGCTTGACGGAACCAAGATGCTGGATATCAGGGACGGCGATTGCCATTTAAGTTACTCTTTTTCCTTCGATGTCGTAAGCACTGGTATGAATTTGACTTTTGGCTCCTTTTTCGGTTGGTGCCCACGATCTATGCATGCTTTTTGGACTGCTGTGTCGTCTGGAACGTACACTTCAGCGCCCTCGGCAGGAAAGAAAATCGTATGCCCTTGCGTAGTGCGGACTGTGTCGATGCGATTGCCGATGAATATCATTTACTGTTTCTCCAGATAAGTTGTTCTTTGGATGCTCATTATAGCACAGGGTTGGGGAATCGTCGGAAATAATTTCGCTGCAAATGTAATGTAAAAACCAACTAAACTAGAACCGTAGACTTGTTATTGTTTTTTAGAAAAAAAACTTTAACTTTGTTAGAAAACTACTTACAACTTCTTTTCTCTACTAAGAGCACAAGAATCAAGGACTTACGTCGCTTTTCCCGTTTACAAACTCATTACACGCTTACACCGTTGATTCCTAAAGAAAAGCGCACCAAAGTGCGCTTGGTCCTACTTAGACAAGAGGTTAGACAAGAGGTTAGACTGGCGGCTCAACCGGAGGTGGCTCAACCGGTACGATATTGGCCTGCAGGGCAGTCACAAGGGCCGCTGTCTGCTTGTCGAGCTGCTCGGCAAGGGCTAGGACAGCCGTGTCGTTATTCTGCTCGATAGCGTCTCTCAGGGCGTCTGACAGGCCCTCCAAAAGAACGATGGCCGACTCAGTAACGGTATGGCTCTCGGCGACTTCGCGGGTTAGGGTTTCAAGTGCATTACTCATTTTGTGTGTCTCTCGTAATAGTTGTTGAAGTTCTACTGATGTGGCAGTAGTGCTAGGAAAAAACAAGCTAAACAACGTACGTGCAAAGATCATTTTTTCCTCTATATTATCTAGATTCATGCTTTGTTTCTCGTATTAGCTTTAGCACGGGCTATTTTAGCACATTTTTTCAAGCGGTGGGGCGGCAGCGGTGTGTAATTTCTAATCAGGAAATTTCATTAATTATCTCCAGTCTTTGTTTATTTACCTTCGACAAGAACAAATTATCTTGAATATAGTTCCAAGAAAGCTGGTACGGAGGCACAGGTTCCTTGACGAAAACGCTAAGTCTGTCACTAAAAATTCCTATCCCTGGCCTGTCCCACTCCTCAAAACGTGGCGCCAAGCACGTAGAGCCAAAACGCGCAGTCTCAAGCCAAGCTATGTTTGACTTCCCTCTGTTGAACTGATTATTTTCCAGAGGTACGATAACTACAGAAGGTTTTATGATACCAAGGAGCTCGTGATAAGTAAATAGATCATGTTCTGGAATGAAGATTATATTTGGCTGCGGTGCTAGCATCCATGGATTTAGACTCATGAAGGTGAATTTAACCTCTGGATTCTCGGCTATAGCTTGATCTAATATTGCTTTATGTGCTAAGAGATCGGCAACATGGGTGTTTCCACCGCGCCACAGAACAGACACATTCTCCCATGGTGAATACTCAGTAGGTAATTTATAGTCGTTATAGGCGTTAGGTACAACGATTCCGCCGAGATTTTTCTGAATACCAGGAGTGGAAACTGTGATTACATCCGCCAAGCGTAGAGCTTCCCCGATATTGTCGCGTACTTCCTGAGTAGCGAACTCAGAGTAGTACGGATTCGACTCTGGGATCATAAAAACATCGTCGTCCCAGTCTACCCACACAGGACACTGTTTCTTGGCCAGTTTAACTAGCGCCAAGTGGTTTGCAGTGTACGGTCTCTGGAAAAAAGCGATGTCAAATTGCGCAAAAGTCTCCCAACCGATTTTTCCCGACGCATTCGTAACAGCTACATCGCTGTGTCTACGTAGTTCTACAAACGGAATAGTCCTATACCACTGGCACGCGCTTCCGGGGTCTTGAGAAAAACTTACTATTTGCTTTATCATCAGATGCTCCTATCAGCGTGTTGGGCGCATTTATAGTTCTTAGTACTAAGAGCATTGGCCGCTGACCATCCGCGTTCCAGTCTGTTGTGAATAGTCTGGTATGTAACACCCGTCTCTTTCGACCACTGAGCGATTGTCTGTGTACGTCCGTCATGGGTGAGATATCTCGCATTAGTTCTATTGTTACATTGCTCCTCAGAGCAACTCCATTTTACATTATTTTTCTCGTAGTTTCCATTAACGTCTATACGGTCTAAACTATGCCCCTCGGGTCTCGGTCCTACGTCCGCATAGAAAGCTTCGAAGCTATCATCCCATTCTTTACAAACAGTTATGCCCCTACCACCATAGTTTGGATAATTTTCGTAATTAGGGTTTGAGCAACGGCCCTTCATTGCAGCCCACGCTGTATATTCTGGAGTCCCTTTCATGCCGTGCGTTTTTGTTGGGGACCAGTGTGTTGTTTTTCCATCTGCACGCACCGAAGTTTTAGACGCCTGTAAGCACCCACAGCTTTTTGAATCCCCATTTCTTAGAGAGTACCCGGCAATATCACGTACAGTACCACACTCACAATGACATTCGTACAACAATGCTCCATGAATGTCTTTACCATTTCTTCTTAGGACTGTCCAATTGGTAAAATTTTGTCCTGATAAATCTTTACCTTCTTTTCCTATTTTGTTTATCTTGCATCCGCAGTTCGTACTATCTCCACGGCGCAACGAATATCCAACGATTTCTCTCTGCGTGCCGCAGTCACACCGACAAAGGTACATAATAGCACCACGTTTGTCCTTGCCGCCTTGCGAAAGTACTTCCCAATTTCCGTAGCGTTGTGATATCATATCTATAGTTTTAGGCATTTTTCTCTCACTTGTCTAGAATTAGAAAACCCACTTGGAGCCAACCAAGTGGGTTTTTGTTTGGTTGAGAGCTAAGTATACACTAGCTTCAACGATTTGTCAAGGAGTATTTAGAGTTTAGCCGCGATATGTATTAAACTCCGTCGAACGATTCGGGCTTTCTATAAACTCGATCGATATCCGGCCTGCCCCACCAGTAAGCGTGCCCGAGGACGCTACGGTTAGTGTAATCCCTTCGGCTGCGACTAGGTCGGAATCTGCGAGCGAGGCAACAAGGGGCGTGATACCCGTTGCCTTGACATTATAGGCGGTCTTCCAGCGATTGACGGAGGGGGTAGATCCCTCGGTATCACCGACAGAGGCCGTAATAGTACCAGAACCTTGGAAAGCTGTAGTGATGTCAACGGCGCCACGAAGAATGCGCGTGCCTGGCTTCAGGTAAATGAGGGGCTTGGTGTGACCCGCTGCGTTGGCGGCGAAGTCGTCGGACGTGAAATTACGCTCAGCGTAAAGGACGGTTTGACGAGTGACATTAACTGCTGTAGTAGCCATGATGTGTTTCCTATTTGTGATGTACCTTTTGGGTACCGATTAATCTAACATTCGCATTATAGCACAGCTAATTCAGCGATGTGCGCTTCGTCGTATGTCCATTGGTCGGGCCAAGTTGTCGCATATTTTTCTTGGTTCTCCGTAGCGGGCAAAATCTGAAAGTTTTCAGCTACGTGCAATCCCGATACAACGTGGAGTTTACCGGCTTTACCCTTGAGCGGGACTATGTGGTCGATATGATATGAAACTCCAGTAAGTGCTTTTAGCTCTCCAGCGGTTTTAAACAAATCGACAAAAGCTCGCTTAGCAGTATCTGCAGCCCAGCTAGGGACGGCTTTTAACTTTGTCGCTCTACGCGCGGCATTTTTTGCCTGCATTATGTGCGGATTTTTCTTAGCATACTCCCTATCATGCTCCTTGCAAGCCTCGATATTTTTCTCTCTGTACGCGCGCTTTCTGGTTTTTTCATACTCGGCGGTTCCGCAAAGTCCGTGGATAGTCAGGGCTTTGGCAATTGCCGCAACTCTTCCACAACCGCAGTCTTTTGAATTTCCATTATTTAGGTTGCCTTGAATTACTGAGCGTTCAGTACCACACTCACAGCGGCACAGCCACTGGCGGTGGCCATACTTATCCTTCGATTCTTCGCTAAGAACCGTCCACTTGTTGAAAATGTTTCCGGGGGCTATCGCGGGCTTTCTATCGGCTAGGGCGTTGCTCATTTTTACTACCTCTATTGTTTAAGTAAGATAGAAGTATACTCGCGAAATTTAGTTTTGACTAGCAGTATTTGGGACGGGGCACTACCGTTCGTCGGAAGCATTATTTGGGGTTGCGGCCCAGTAAAATCGAGGCAAGAAAAAGGCCCCGAAGGGCCTTTCGTACTACGCTAAGTACTTGATTAGATCGTGTAACCCGTTGATCCTGCAGGAACTGCACAATCAACTGCAACTACTCCGAAGTCCTGGACGCTGTCATCAGTAGTGTACTGATCATGCCAAGCGGTCTTCTTATAGCCAAACTTAATGGCCATACTGATCCCTTGCCGATTTTCATAATCGAATGTCTTCGTCACCCATTTGGGGCCTCCCATCTCGACCATGCCGACTGCTTGCGCACCCAGGAAGACGATACGAGCGCCATTAACGTTGCCATCAGAACCCCACTTCTGGCCAGCCTTGGCACCAAGCGTAGTGTAGGAGTAACGATGGGAGATCAGCAGGATGCCGTCAACCACATACGACTCTGCACCAGCAAAGATCGGGTTCTTCTCGCCACGCTGCAAAGCGTCACGCAGATTGCGCTGGAAGGTTTCGTCTTTCTTCAGCAGACCCATCGTGCGCGGATGCACCAGACAGATGTACAGGTCGTTGCCATTGCCCCACTTACCACGGACAGGTTTGATACGCATCAGCGGAAGCTCAGTACGTATATCGATGAACGTATTCCAGGTTGGAACGTCGGTCGGTACCAGAGAACCGTGATCGGGAGCAACAAGCGCACCAGCAGTACCAATCTGGAAATGGCGCTGTGAAGTCGGAGCAGTAACGTCTCCAGCGAAACGGTTTGTTCCCCATTCGCACGTAGCACCACGTGGCTTACCATCAACTTCAGTGGTGTAGTTCACACCGGCCAGGGTGTTCATCAGGAGACGATCCTTGATGTCGACAGCCCAGTATGCCAACTGGTCAGCAGCCTGTTGTCCGAACTGGACCCAGGAAGTACGATCCGCGATCACACCCTCGTTCTTGAACGCCTTACGGAACTGATCAAAGGTGATCTCAGTATCCCACGCCGTGATGCCCGCTTCACGATCTTCCAACTGGCTGTCGCCAACCGTGCCGTAAGAGGTGTCATCTGGGACCAGGGTCATAATTGCCTTATAACCCCAGGTAGTTCCCTTGAGTTCAGTAACACGCTGTACAACATTATCGCCAGATTCAGAAGCGAGTTGGTCCGAAAGGGACCGGGTACGCATAGCCTTATGCACTTTCTTCTGGAAGTAGTTAATCTGAGTGGTGTTGAGCCCAATATTAAAATTCGGTTCTGCCATGGTATTTCTCCAATTAAGTATATTTAATCCGCTATGTGGCGGGATTTAGTAGTTTTACTATTTCGGAGTATAACACATCCATAAGTTATTGTTTTTTGCACAAGGAAAACCCGCCGAAGCGGGTTAAGTTTCTTACCAGACTAAGATGTCAGCTTTGCCTGTAAAGACCATCCAAGCAAACAGTACGCGATCTCCGAGCGTAGCGTCCACTATTGGACGAAGTTCTGGCTCGCGGACCGGCGGTATTTCCCCGTATCCTAGTGGCCATGATCTGACTAACTCTTCGATCCGCCACGTTGAAAAACAATTTGGACTCTCCATATTAATCTCCCCACATCGCCAAAGTGGCGTCTTCAAGAGCTTGTACTTCCGCATCGCTCATCCGCATGTATTCATTGATTCCCATCTTGGCGAGGTCATACTTGCCAAGGATGCCGGTATCGCTGTTGGCGTTGCCTGTGTTAGCGATATTAGGTGGCGTATCCGTAGCGGCCTTGATGTTGCGCGTCACGGCATCAGTCTTGCGCGTACTAGTGGCCTTCTTCTTTTCGGCCTCGGCTTTGCCCATCGCTTCCACTTTGGCTTTTTCCTCGAGTTGTGCTTGCTGCCACTCGCTTAACTGGCCAAGTGAAAGAATTCCTCTCGCCGCTGTGACCAAAGATACGGTCCGCATCAGGGCATCAGCTGGATCGTATCCATCCTTCAACATCGGATTATACAGCGAGTGGATTTCGTCTGCTAGCTCCTTGTCGTAGTGCTTGCTATTCTTGTCGAGAATCGGGAACTGATCCGTTACCTGCTGACGTACCGCTTGGAACCGGTTCTGCTGGTTCGTTTCGATTACTGCTTGCTGTACTACCAGATCAGGATCAACAGCTTGGTTAGCTTGTAGATGAAGCTGTGTAGTATAGTTATTATAGTGTCGCTCCAGTGTGCGCAGTTGCTTCCGTAGTTCAGGAGCAGTTGATGGGTCCTCCAGCTCAGCCTTAGCCAAAGCTTTTTCAACCTGGTTTATCCGGTGGTCAAGATGACCAATGATCTGCTCAGGGGTAGGACCCTGCTCTACTTCTTTGGCAGCAGGTTTGGAGCTTTCCTGCAAAGCTTTTTCCAGTTCGGTCATACGCCGTCTGTCTGTCATTGTTGTAACCGACAGTTCGTTCAACTGCGCCTGAAGCCGCTGGCGCTCTGCACGTAGCTCTTCGAGGACAGACTTAGCGTCTGGTTCCGGCTCCTCCTTAGGCTTCTCTTCCTCTTCCTCTTCCTCCTCCAGGGCGCTGAGATCTTCCTCTTCCTCTTCCTCTTCCTCCTCCTCAACGTCCAGTTGTGCTATTTCTTCCTCAGGGTCTAGTTCAAGATCAATATCTTCGAACGTAGTATTTTCAGCCATTTTGTGTATTCCTCTGTTGTTGTTCAAATTCTTCGCGGACCTTGATCCGTACTCTTGCTTCGGCGGCCCCAGTAGCCTCCTCAAGAACCTTTGCTAGCACGTCGTCGTCGGGTATAGGAGTTCTTGCGTAAGTCTCCTCCCAGTTGAACCACCACGTTGGCTTCGCCGCCAGTCTCCTGTACGCTTCACGTATTCTATTCAGCGGTGTGTCAACGCAGAAGATAACAAGTTCTATCGCTTCTATATCCTCTTCCGAGATCTTCAGGAAATCGTCTATCGATATAGTATCAAGCGAAGTTACTAGAGCGCGGATTCTGGAGTGCTCGTGCCGTGTTGTGATCCACTTTTCTGCCGCGAAGTACTTTGCGCGAAGCCTTTCTCTAGTTTCAAAAGCCAGTATCTTAGCCGCATGCAGGACGTCAGTTACAGCACTTTTTTGTTTCTTGTTTAACATGGTGTGGGTAATCTCGCAAGAGCTTCGTGGAGTTCGGCGAAGATATACTCTGTCGGCACGAACCCTGTCCACTCGTTAAATAGATATGCGGCATAGCAACCATCATCGAGAACTATATGACACAACCCATTTTGCCCCTCTTGTAGAGAGGCAATTGGGGTTAGTTCTAGTCCGTGGGATGATAGAAACCGCGTGTGGGTTTCTACAGGTTTGTACATCTTATTCCTTGATAGCCTCGCCCTTTACTCCGTCGAGAAATACCAAGACCTCGTGGATGCGGTTTCTCCACTCGGGGCCATTCTCACCAGGATAATCCGCTGCGAATTGCTCGAATTCGCGGGCGGTGGCTAGAAGGGCTTCATATTGTTCTTTCATTTACTGTCTCCAGTTTTAGATTTAGGCTTAAGTGCTGCGTGTTGGGCAGCCAATTTTAGGGACTGTTCACCCTGCTTGTTCTTCATTTCTGACCGTTGCCTCGCTGTATCGTGCTTTAACTCCGCGTCTCTCTGTGAACTAGCAAAATCCAGTTCGGATTGTTGTCTAGAATTCTCCATATCCATCTGTATTTCCTGCTGCTTCGCCTGCATCTGCATGTCGGTCTGCTCCTGCTTGGCCGCAGTCTGCTGTCTAGTAGTCTCCATCTGCATACCAGCTTGTTGCTGTTGTAAGTCCATAGTAGCGCGAAGTTTGGCGAGTTCCATCTGGTTCTTTTCGCGCTGGAACTGTAGCTCCATCTGCTGCTTCTCTTTTTCAAACTGCAGCTTAGCTCTAGCTAGTTCCGCGTCCATCTGGGCTTTCTCCCTAGCGATCTGCATTTCAGCCTGCATCTTTTCTCTCTCAAGAGCCGCTTTCTGCTCATCTTGTCGTCCCTTTAGTTCCATCTCTTGCTGCTTAGTGTAAGCTTCTGCATTTATTTTGTCAAGCTCTTTTGTATCCCCTTGAGCGGTTTTTTGAGTTTCAGTAGTATGCTTCTGGGCCTGGGCATTCTTAACGGCTGCCGAAGATTCCTTGTCCGAAGCGTCAGCTTCCATAAGTCTGATTTCAAGCTCTTTCTTCTTCTTGTCTTCCTCAGATGGATCGACCTGGCCTTCCTGTTGCTTCAGGAACTGCACTATTTCATCACGATTTTCGAGGATTGTCAAGCTATTTACGACCTCAGACCAAGGAATAGGAGCTCCCTCGCGAATCATCTGCATCATTATGTCGAACTGATTCTGATCGTAGGAGTCACGGGACCGAACGTCTGTGACCTGGATCATGTACTCTCCAACTGTTAGATCGTTGAGGAAAGATCCGTCCCACTGCTCTTGGTTCACCTGAACCTGCTCGGTTTGAGCCGTCTTAGCCCTGTTGGTGATGTGGTACACCCTTTCTTCAGTTACGAACTGCTGGGTTAGATCTAACCAATTTCTCGCTAAGATTCTTCTCGACTGATCGAGAGAAGCGAAAATAGGTGCCAGGGCAGAAGAACCTTGGGCTGACTTGCGCTCGATGGCCTTGCCCGACTCATCGGCACGGTTCATACCCTGCATAGAGTCGTTTACCAGGGAAATCTGTTGCATCACTTCACCCGCGGTGTAGTGAAGCCTATCAAGCCCCGAAGGTACCTGGTTAGGGATCAACTTGTCGACCTTGTTTAGCTCCCCGTTGACGACGATTACTATGCCGTCCTCACTACCACGCTCCTGCAGCTGCTCTGGAGTCATGTTAGCGAGTGCACCTTCTTGAACCTTAAATCCACTGTTGGCAATACCCGCAACGATGTGTAGCTCCTGACTCAGGGTCTTATTGAGCAAGTTCTGCGGATCGCGCAGCTGTTCAACAATACCGACGGGCTTGCCGCCGATTATGAACGGGAAGTACGGAATAGGAGTGAAGTGCCGGTATGGACTTATAGAATGATGTAACAGCATATCTCCAACAGTCACGATCCAGTTTATCTTCTTAACGCGTCTACGTATTACGCCGTAGCCAAATTGTGCGACAGCCTCTGAGATACGATCATAATCCCACGTTTGGGGAACTTCACGAACCTCGCCTGTTGGCTGATCTACGAAGCACTGTACGTTTTTGTACTCATACTCTTGGCGTTCTAGGACGCGCAGTAATCTGTACTTGGCCCGCTGATCCGGAGAGATCATCATAGACTCGTGCATGAGGGTACCGAAGGAGTCCTTGCGCCAGTCAACGTAGTCACAATCAAGCTCGGGGGTATCGGCATACAGAAGCACGTCGTTTAGGTGCTTGCCATATATTTCTGTTATATCCCGGGCCGTAAGCCAGCGAGATATTAGAAGGCCCGTCCAGTCGTCCGGATCATGCCCATTGTCGCCTGGATAAAGACCAACATCCTTGCTATTCAGGTAGCTTAGGACAGGTTCTCCTCGCATCGATTCGTCAAAGTTAATGCGCAAGTCCATGAATCCACGGGAGCGAATTACTCCATCCTTGAACATGAGACTTTCCAGGTGCTCTCTATTCTGATCGTATGAGAAGTTGAGCCACAGCTTGTCTATCGTCGCAGCCGTCTTTGGGTCGCCACCAGCGGAGGTTCTGAAACTAACGTCTCCACCACGAGAGACCTGTTCAGCAGCTAAAGCAGCATAGGTTGCCAGTAGCTTGTTAATCGTGAGGTGTGGTTTGCGACGAGCGCCTAAATTCGCCAGAGCCTCTGGTGACCACTGTAAACCCTGGACGAACCGGTCACAGGAAATTGCTTGCGCAACATATTCTTGGTGACCTGAATCACGTATCCACTTGTATACCTGGCGATTTTCTAAAGCTAAATCACGCTCTGTTGCCATATTAAAAGTCCCAAAAATCGTTGTTGAAATTAACTACTGCCGAATCACGAGAAACTGCCTTCGTGTCTTCAGCCACCTTTATGAGCGCTCTTTGCCAGGCTGCTTGTAGCCCCTGAACTTTTGACTGGGAGTGCTCATTTTCAGTAGACTGGATAGCCGTTAGAGCAGCGCCAATTGGAATATGAATATGGAAGCGTGCCTGAATCTCGGGCTCATCCATATCTGAAGCTATATCGTCTAACGGATAAGTAACCACGGACGCTTCGATAGTATAGCTTCCGTCCGATATCGGAGAAAGCTCAAATGAGTCCACCATTTTGCCGAAAATCAGTGCTTTTGGGCGACTTGGCTTCAAAACATCTGACTGCCCAATAAGGCCATAGTCGTTGAAATTACCTCTAGATGGAAGCGAGTCCATGGTACCCTGACAACGCAGAGGGTAGCGTCTGTTGTTCGCATCGAGTAGCATCGCTTGCCTAAACTCCAGGATCACCGGAGAATCGCCGAGAGGTACCCATCTGTCGTTTTCTTTTACAGCGTAGCTCTTCACGGCGCGAAGTAACTTGCCTGCTACCGCTAGTTGAAGCTGGGCGTCAGTGATATATGCCATCATTTCTTCATCTGAGACATAATATGGCTCCACAAGGTCATCACTTAGCTGACGACTACGTAGTAATAGTTGGGCTCCGTTCATCGTAGACATAAATTGGTCCTAGGTAGATAATAGTTAAGCAAGTATAGCACAAAGCCCCTAAAAAGGGGCTTTGTGACTATGCTACTTCATCGAGAAAAACAAACACGGTGTCAATGTCCTCCATGGCGTACCATGTGTGACGATTAATACTAGTCAGATTCATGGGGAGGGCTGCAGACACACTAACTAGTACAGCCTTCTTGTTTAGCGAGAATTTAAGAAACTCGATTTCCACTATCGCGTTCCAGTTGTAGCCCTTACGATACGTGCATACTATTGGGTGATGTAAAGAAAGATCTTTTAGTTCCATCGTAATTCCTAAATGGTCATAGAATTTCACAACTTCCCGACGAACATGCAAACTCTTGGGCTCCAAGTGTCTGGTCGGGGCCTTTACTGCATTTATTCTATGCACGAATCATAGATCATAATACCGTCTTCTGTAACTATAAGATCGTACCCTGAAACTTCTCTTAAAGCGTAAAGGTCTGCGAGCGTATCCAGCTCTACAAAACCGTCTCTTACGCTATACTCTGGGTAATCACCTTCAAACCACGTGTGGCCGACCGCGTTTGACGCGGCACCGAGTTTAATTTTCATAGTAACCTCGTTTTACAATAATTCACAACTTCCCGATGAACATGCGAATTCCTGAACTCCAATAGTCTGGTCCGTAGTCTCTAACCTACTAAGAGCCTCGTAATCTATTCCTTCTGGAAGTACTGCTAACATTGCCTCATACTGCTCTTTTGTGATTTCGTCAAAAGGGGCCTGCTTGTAAACATGATTTGAAAAGGGTAGGAAACTAAGGCCACAAACTTCTTCGAAATTTTTATATACCCAGGCCGCAACTTCTATCCATTCTTTTTCTTTAACAGATATTGTTATAGAAGGATTGTGATCTGTCCAGTGTTGCTTGAACATTAACCAGTATTCTAGTTGTTCCAAGGCTGTTCTATCATCCCTAAACACAGCTGACTTCGGAGATTTAACGGGGAAAGAAAACACCTTTGTTGCTCGCTGCATTAAATCAGGTTCACAAGGGTAACCTTGGGCCTCCATTACGATGCCCAGTGGGTCTTTATCATCTGCCCTAACCCGGCGAATATAATATGGAGAGTGCCTTGCGTGTAAACCACTGGCCGTATTATTTAACTGACTTGAGGTTCCTTCTGGTTTCGAGCACGTTATAGCGGCCGACTTATTTATCCCAAGTTTAGCAGCCCATTCTTCATTTACTGCCTTCGTTACGGCACGTAGTTCGTCTAACCAGCGTTTGGCTTCGTCTGACACGTGCGATAGGACTGGATGATCCATGGTACCGGTCATCGAAACACCTAGTAATCTCTCTTCCTCGCAGTTCTCCTTCCATATAGGAGAAAGATAGGAGAAATCTGTCAGCGTAGATTGCAATGTACCAAGTATAGTTGCTTTTTCCGCTTTTTCTTTCAGCGTATCAAGCGTATCCTCTTCCCTAACTACAATGGATGTTAGATTACATGCTTGGGCGTCGCGCAGAACAATTTCACCACACTGCCCCGTTATAATTCCGTTACTTAGCGAAACCTTGTGGTTAGTTGGCACGGTGCAGCAGTATACATTATCCTCTACGCCAGCTGGCTCAATGGATACAATCTTGTTGGTCTTAGACTTTACTTTGTACGCCGTAGTCTTTGTGGCAAAGGATGCCAACCTGGAAAACGTAAGTTGTTTTGCTAGTTCTATCGAGCTTGACTGGCTTATAGTCAAGCGATAAGCCGCCTTAACAGGGCAAAATCCACCACGCTCGGGGCCAAAATCCTTAATGCCAGCTGCCTTAGTCAACATAAGTTTTGACTGTACTCCGAGTGATTTGAGCAGTAGCTGCACGTCTAGCAGCAACTTTCTACTTACTGAAGTAAGTTGGTACATGAAACCATTCTTTGTGTCACTTGCGGTCCCATCACTATCGAACAATCCGGCTAAAAACTCTGCTTTTGCGTGTTTGGTCCAGTTAAAAACATCAGATGGTAGTCCGTCCTTATACTCAGTACACCACGGGAGTAACGACTTACGAACAGACAGCCCTGTTACCCTATGCCGAACCTTGCCAGCTGGGCAAATACCAACCTCCGTAATGGCTCCCGTGCGTGGAGCAGACACTGGTAATTCATTAAGCGATTCTATAAGGCGGTCTTCGCACACGAACTTAGGCGCATAGACCCACAGGAGAGGATTATCCACGTTACTCGCCGTATGCGAACCGTCACCAAGTGCGAAACCTTTTGCATAAGCTCCGGGTTCTTCGATAGTGCCGTGGGTTTCGGGGGCCTCTGAATATGCTAGTCGATCGCCAACCTCTAACTCGTTTAGTTTTACCCTGTCGCCACCTTCCGTTATAAACGTATGGTACGGGGTCGCTATAATCTCAGACCCATCATGTAAAGTTACCTTCCATACCTCTTGGTCAGTACCTGTCACACGGAAGTTGTCAATCTCCACCCACTGCGCGCCATCCCAAACTTCTACGGTTTTACCTACCAAATCTTTTATCTGAAAATGTCCTGCTTTTGTTAGAATCATTGTATCGCCACGAACGCAAGGATTCGTGCCAAACTCATAAGAGCTATCACGTCCTATCCTATCGGCTGCCTGTTTGGCCGCGCCCCGGTTGAAAATTCCTCTCTCGCCGCTCCTTGACTCGTACAGAGACTGCCACTCTCGCATAAACTGCCCAATCTCTGGTTTCTCAGTATAAGCAACTGAGTTATTTGCCAGCGAGCGTTGCGGATTTTCTTCCCACCAATTGCCGGATTTAGCATACCGGATCCGTTCGTCCGACAGATTACTCAACGATATCAAACTACTACGACGAACGCCTCCCGAAATTACGGCCTGCGCTATGAAGCATAAAACATCGTGGCATTCTACGGAAGTAAGTTTCCTACCGTTCGCTGCTATAAAAATAAGTCTAAGTTTTTCCAACATATCTACTAACATGTCAGGACCTGAACTCCTCCCGCCAAAAACTTTGAGCGGCATTCCTGCGGGGCGCACGCCAGATACGTCGATGTGTACTTTGAAATTACCGTTGTACATCTCGACAATAAAAATACGCAGCGCAGAAGCCCATCCTTCTTTACTATCAGCTACTATTATGGTATTGGTCTTCTTGTCATAAGAAGACAGGTCCTCTTTAGGTACTTTGGGAAAGTTCTTAGCCGTTTTTTTGTAGATTGAGCGAGAAAGTACTTTGCCGATAGTCGGTAGATCGACGATTAACTGCCTCTCAACAGAAAAACCAAAACCAGTACCATTGAGTAGAATAAAAAACGACTCATCAAATATAAGAGGATTATGTATCTTGATCTTTATCGGCTCGTCATGGCCAAGTTCGCGCAGTTTCTCATCCCATAGTAAAACTTCTGGCCCTTTGCCAGATATAGCCGCGTACGTACAGTTAAAAGCCGCAATCTCAGAACGATCAAGAGCTGGCCCGGCGGTCATTAAACTTCTCATCGAAGGCATGACCTCTAGGCTCTCGATTGAATCGCCTAGGCCATCCAAAATCGTAGACAATTCAGGAAAACGGCCTTTCCAAAAAGTTATTAGCCTGTCTACGGTCTCGGGCCAAGTCTCACGGCGACCAATGTCTGCGCGGAATCTTGAATACCGACTAAGTGCTATAAATTCTTGGTACTGAGTTGGAAGATATTTAGTCTGATTCATACAACTGGGTCCTGTTTAATTACTGTGTAGCGAGTACTTTATGGGCAACAGGTCAGCCTGTGCCTTGTACTGCTCGATAATGTCTTGAGGGATGTGCGCCTCCTCCAATAGAAGCAGGCCGCGGCCACTCTTTACCACCTGGTAAGCCCAGTACACTAGCTGATTAACAGCTTGTGAAGTGAAGCTCCTATCCTCAAAGGCACGCAGGAAATTACCTGCGTCTTCCAGAGGGAAACTAGCCACGCAATAGCGATCATCTGATTCTGGTTCATTGAGGAATATACCTCCCCAAGCGAAATTCTTGTTGTCGCAGACGAAATTGTCGTCGCAAGATTTGAATTTCTTGCAGAGGAGAACTCCTCGTGGTAGCGATGCCAGAAGCAGGGCGCAGTCGGTAGCGACCGAAATGTGTAAAAACATAAACTTCCTCAAAACGGTGGGGCCGAAGCCCCGGTGAGAATTAAGTATACGCGCGCTATACGGATGGCGCAAGCTTTTTATTCAGTGTTTCTATTAAAAGTTCTCTGACGACCTGTGCGGAAACCTTCGTGGCAGCCACGTAGCGCCTCATCACGAAGCCTATAAGGCTGTTCAGGGCCTTCTCCGACCCTCCCCGGTACTGTTCGGCGGCCTGTGTTTGGGATGCCATCTTGAGGGCTTCTAGGAGCTCCTGTGGCACTGCCGCGAGGAGTTTTCTGCGAGCCTTCTCCGCGTCCTTTCTCCGCTGGGTTCCAGGCGCTGTGACTTTCCGCTTGCCAGAAAGCCAGCGCCTAGCGCAGAGTCGGATCCCGTCGTCGGTAGAACAGAATCCGGCCATCTCGCAGAGCTTGACGTACCACACCAGGTCGCCCATCCAGGTCCTATTCCAAGGAGTGGGCGGTTCAGTTAGCTCCATGAAAGGAGAGAGCACGTCAAACATGTGGAGATCGGAATCGCAGAAACACTTTCTAACTATCGTCACGGGCTATCTCTTCACGTAGGCGAGTTCTTATACCCATCCAGATCTTACCAAGATTGTTTTCTCCGTCTCCATCGGGACCGATGCCCCAGTAGGAATCTCTCCATGAGTCTTCTACCAGGAGCCGATCGCCAGTCTGTAATAGCTTCTGCCAGACGTAGTGATGCTGGCGTAACTTGGCGGCAAGGAGGTACCTCATCTCGTCGTTTCTGACTGCGAGCCAGTCTGGTCGTACGTACTCCTTGCACTCTTGCGCGAGCTTGTAGGCTTCATGTGCTGAGCGAGCACTCCGTATCATGGACCGTATTCCAGCACCAATGAGTGGGTCAACTGTCTGAGTAAACTTAGACCAGTGATAGGCGTGTTCTACGGTATCAAAGTCTATGCCCGACCACATAAGTCTGAAACTCGAGAAGTTCGACAGGGCGTAGAACTCCTGCTCGTAGAAAAATACTGCTGAATCAGTGTCTAGCTTGTGATTCGTCACGTGTATAATCCCTCTGTTTTTTGGTAGGAGCGAAGCGGATTTTTCCGGTTGCGCGTAAGGTTGTAAATGGATCGACGATATCCTCTGGAAGTATCTGACCGGAGGCTTTTTCGGGAAACGGGCGTTTAATCGGTTTCATGCGTAAAAAACCTCTCCTGCTATCCAAGCGATAGAGTCTTGGCCGTAGTGCGTGCGCACCTTTGTGACCTGGCCGAAAAGATTATCCGTCTCGGTCATCTCTACCTCGACAATTATGGCATAAGTTTGCCATAGAGAGTGGCCTTCCGTGGAACCAGCGTAGTGAATCTGTCCATGGTACTCGGCCAATGTTTTTAAGGCGGAGCAGAACTGGGACCAGATTAGTTGAGTTAGTTTGTCGTCGGAATTACCTGCGACCAGGACTACTGATATCTTGCTCATTAAGCATCCTCTTTTAGGTTGTGAGCAAGTATTTTAAGTCCTTGGGCGCGAAAAGTCAAGTGAAATATAATCTTGTTATATATCAAGGCTGTAAGCGTGTAATGAGTTTGTAAGTGAGAAAAACCCTGTAAGCCCTTGATTTTTACGCTCTTAGTAAAGAAAAGAAGTTGTAAGTAGTTTTCTAAACAAAGTTAAAGTTTTTTTTCTAAAAAACAAACAAAACATACCGCTCTAGTTTAGGAAATTTTTACATTACAAAATAAGTGTGGACTTTCCAAGAATTTAGGATTACTATGACTTTTTAAACCGTGGAGAAGCCAGAATGGCACGAAGAACCTTGATCGAAGAACCCGAATATGAACTAAGCTCGTCTAGCTCAAACACTTTTGAATGGTGGTGGCCCGACCGTATGACGCCCACCGACAGGCGGTTTGAGGAAGAAATGGCCCGATTACAGATCGAACTTATAACTAACCACTTTAAAATGACCATGACAACGAGGGAACAAACTCGGGCGCTAAGAACTCTAAAATATTTGAGGAGAAAATTAGCCGGGGAAGAATGCTACTGGTGAACTTTGTCGAAATCAACGCTAACTCGCGCCTTGAGTTTATTGTGCGGAAAGAACCGAACAAATTTCGCATCCAGAGGGTCCTCTGAGTAGCAATTTTTTCCCATATTCCTATTCCTAGCCAAAACCAGTTTAAGTCGACCGAAAGAGGGCAAGCTACAAGGCTTACCCTCTTCTACCTGCTCTTTTAGTAGGTTGAAAAAAGTTTCAACCAGGTCAGCTGCCTCGCGCCTATTAAGGCGCTTGTCTTTTACTAACCCATCAACGATGTCGTCTATAGTCATACTAAGCACTCATGTAGTCGTCACTGCCGTGCCCCATTAGACCAATTTCATCATTCATCTCGTCTATCCAGCTTCTAAATTTCTTGCCCACACGTTCTGCGAGACTCGACGGATCACGTGGAGGAGGAGTTCTATTAAACATTATGCCAAGGTATGCCATGGAGTCAGCATCGTCATCATGCCCACTAAATCCAAAGGATGAAAGGATTGCTATAAATTCATCCCACGATTCTCCCTCAGGCACTAGAATCTTACCCTGTTTCAGTAAAGCCTGGATTTGACGGGCGCGCACTTTTTTATCTTGATTGCCAGCGCGTAATTCCTCTTTCCCCTCCGCTAAGTTTATGTACTGCTTACGCTCCTGCATCCTACGCTTCAATACTGGGCCGAGAGCCATCGACAACATCATTCGCTCGATCCCTGTTTGCTGACATTTCCATTTCACATGGAGGTCGATAATAAGATCTGATATCTCATAGATATCTCCGAAGCGCCCTTTTATTCTATCCAGGATGTATACGTCCCCCTTACAATCCATGGCCGCACAAATTCCAACCGTAAAGTCAGCATAAGTGGCTGTACTTACAGCTAAGTCCCAGCTGGCGAAGACATTACAGTTCTCCAACTTAGGATGCTTGCCCTTTTCGTATCTGCGAAAATCGCCACCCGAAAAATAACTATCCTCAAGACTAACTGGCTCTTGCTGGTACATCGCCGAGAACAGAGTTGGGTTTAATCGCTTTTTATTTAGGTAGTAACCGCGAGGAAACCGCTGCGGGTGAATTGACTCGCCCTTTCTACGAAGCAAGCGCCAACTGGGGAGTGGAGTTTGCTGCGCGCTAACACGTGTTATCTCACCCTCGGGGGTAAGGTACTCGTCCTCTACTGCCAAGGCTGAATATTTGACCAGGTGCCACTTATCCATTGACTCATCTAACTCTTTAGCTTCCAGGCGATGGCGTTCGGCTTCGTCGATATCCCCCTCCTCCTCGTAGTCGTCAGCACGCTTACGAGTAGAAATAACTTCCGCCATTTCTTCAGCCATCCGCTGCTCAAAACGACCTATCAGGTCCATAACAGCCCATCTTTGCGCGATTATTATCACTCCAGACAGCGGCATGAGGCGCGAAGAAGCGGTCGAGGTAGCCCACTGCCAAAGTTTTTCAAGGGCTACTGGCGATCTCGCTTCGGCCTCGCCTCGTATACAGTCATCGAGGATCAGTACGTTAGCACCAAACCCTGTTATGGCACCTCCAACGCCGACTGCGCGGAAACCGCCGCCTTGCTCTGTACGCCAAGCGCCTGCGCCAGCATCGTCAGCTTTGATGACAGGTCCCCTGGGAAATATTTCTTTATACTCAGCAGAACGAACCTGTTCTCTAATAGATCTGGAAAATTTAGTTGGGAGTTCATCTGAATATGATGCCAAGATTACTTCCCAATCAGGGTGGTGCCCTAAAATCCAAGCGGGTCCTGAATCTGAGGCAAGTTCGCTATTATGCGTCGGTATTAAACCTTCTCCGACAAGGTACATACCATCCGCGGCGGCTACCTGAATGCACTTCCCGGGCTGCGCAGGTACTTTTCTTATCGCCGTTATCCCGAGGGGTGGAAGTGCCACTGTCCGCCATATCCTCTTTCTAGGTAATACTGTCGGTATATCGTCTCGCGTTGATTGGAATACCACGTTGTGTGTCGGCTTCTTACCTTGGATGCCAGATGTGGATAGACATGGTTGCGTAGTGCACACGTAGGGACGCTGACCGAGACTGCGTATAAGTTCTACGTAGTCGTCTCTTAGTTGATCACTACAGGTCGAGATTGATACTCTAGAGGTTGACTTACAGACTGTTCCGTCCGTATCGATAAGCCCGGCAAGTAGCTCCAGGCGTTGGCGTTCGGATGAAGCAAAGTAAACTCTAGGAATATGCTTATTCCCATAAATACCAGAGCTTTTCATTTCACGTAACATTCTTGATGAATGCCTTCCGCCAGTGTTTCCGAATCTGGTGTTACTTGATCCAGCGGCCGTATAATAAGATGTACTAGTACGAACGTATCCTTTACGTTCAATCTCTCGTATAATCTCCTTCTCGTCTTTATGGTGAGTTATTCTCGCGTCTACTGAACAACCGTCTCCAAGAATAGCTCCCATAACGTACGGATCCATTGGTAGAATACTCTCTTGGTAGATTAATGAAGGAGTGCATGGCACGGCAAAGGCGAATTGAGAACCTCTTTTTCCCGGAGGCCCAAAAACCTGCAGTAGTGGTTTTCCGGTGCGTGCCGAAGTCACCAAGTGCTTAGTTTCTACTATGTCCCACTCGCGGTTTCTTGATATTCTACGTATAAACCACTCGTGCTCAGCGTGAGCTGTTAGTTTCTGACCACCTTGGAACTCGATTTCGTGGTCTAGATCGTAGATCTCTTGTCCAACTGCTACTACTTCAGTGGGTTTTCCATTTGACCCAAACACTAGGTCACCCACTTTGAGCTCTCCGTGCGTTATCCAGCCTCTGTTTGCGGTAAGAATTTTCTCCTTATTTTTCAGGGCCTTGCCCAGACGTGGCCCAATCGAGAGTATTAATCGTGGCGACTCTCCTCTTTCTACACCCTCCACAAACTTTTCGATTCGCCGCGCAATATCCTCGTGCAACCACCCTGTCTGATAATTCTTAATCCTACGCTCCACATAATGGAGAAGAGATCTACGAGCCAAGGCAACAGAGGCTTGCTCTCTATGTATTGCAAGAAGGCGGTTCTCTTCCACTGCCAGGGCGTGTTTGTATTCAGCGTCCTCCTTACGTTTTATTACTGCTTGTTTGCGGCGTTCCAGGTTTAAGAAGATTGAGAGTGCTTCTTCTTCCATGTTGGAGGAAGCGACGAAAGCTTCGGCCAGTGCATCGCTAATGGCTCTTGCCTTGCCCTCGTGGCATCGTACGCAGATCCCTGAACCTTGTAGGTGCCCTTTGATTACTTTGTCCTTGCAGAGAGGGCACTTAACTATGATTGGTCTAGACATGCCGAGCGTCTCTCTTTTGCATCTCTTTCAGTTCTGCTGCTGCCCTGTAAGCACGCATATACAGTTTGCGCTTATGACGAAACTCGTCGTTGTCACAATAGACCCTCATGTACTCCCTCATGTACTTACGACGGGCGGCCCTTTCCTCGCGGTTTTCTGTACTCTCGCTGGTAGGCAAGTTGTTCCGGGCGCTTTCTATAGGTCCGCATGTAGATTCTGTTGTAGGCTCTTCGCGCATCATTTGATTCCTCTGGTTTTTGATTCCGAACGGTTGGTTTATCCCACACCAGTTTGAAGTTGTTAAGGGCATGTATCTTTTCTAAGTCAACTATTCCGAGTGTGACATTTGTGTGAATTGGAACGATATGTTCCAGGTGCCATGAATCGGAATTCTCCCAAGACATGCCAGGTTGGAAAAGCTTCTCCAGGTGGCGCCGCAGGTCAGTGGGGGTGTAGCCAGTAGGTGATGGGTTATCGCATTCGACGCTGGGATAAGAACCTAGAACCTTGAGCATGGCGGCTAGTACTCTACGCGGCTCGCGTGCCAGTGGGTGGTTCTTCCACTCAAGCTTTATCAGGAAGCCGGTCTTTTTCATTCTGATAGTTTCCAATCTGGGAGTGCACGGACTATAGTTTCGCATATGGTCTTTAGCAGATCGTCGATTTCTTCGACTCTCGTTGGCGAGGCTTCGTAGTTTTGAAGCACCACAAGTGCAACAGTCAGAACGTTTATTTGTCTGTCCCTTAGTACCTTTTCGTCGGTGCTGGGAGCAGGGTTTCGTTGTGCTGTGGCGGTCTTACCACCATGTCCTACTGTGAGGCATGTGTTACATACACCCACGAACTGCTTCGACCGGTATTTGCCTAGGAACTCGCTAAATTGTTGGTCGTATCCGCACATAGTACATTTTTGTGTGGGTATCATTGATCATCTCTCCAAGTAAAGATGGTAGTGTACCATAACTTAGACGTTTATGTAGCGCCGTTGGTCGGTTTAAATATAAGGGCCTTTTTCAGGACTGCATTTGTAAGTCATTGATATATAATGTAAAGTGTTGTACTATGTAAGTGCTTGATTTTTAAGGCGGTAATTTGTAATGAGTTTTCTATATTACCAGAGCTGAGGCTTCAAAAAAAGTGTGTTTTATTTAATACTTACCAAGTTTATTTATTCTATATAGTAAACTATATAGAAAGATCTATAATTTAAAAAAAAAGATCTATAATTTTAAAATCAATTACAAATACAACCTTATTTTTTCTTTCTCTTCTTATACATTAAGTATGTATAAATCAAGGACTTAGGAAAAAAGTTTATTTAGAAAGAGCCCAAAACAACTTTTTACACTTTCATTACATTTTGAAAACCACTTACAGCGTTGTTTTTTATAGAGTTTTTCCTATCCAGAAAAAAATACCCAATATAATCAACTGTGTAAGTAATTTGTACACACTTTGCTGATTTAGGCTGTTTATTTAGATTCTAAAACCACCGTTTTCGTCCCACAGTGAACCGCTTACACACGGTTTTGCAAACCTCCAACTTGGTTCTGAGTTTTTGGTCTCGATATACCTCGGACATCGTTTCTACACCCCATAAAATGGCCCTCACACGCCCGCCACAGCGCTCCTGGCACTGCCCCCGTAGACTCCTACAGGGTGGGGATGTGGCGCCCTGAAAAGGCCCGTAGAGGCCCTTTATTTGACATGGTTCAAAAAGCAACTAACGCTCGTCATGGTGAGCAGGTTTTGGGAGAATTCCAACTTGGTCGGGAGTTTTCTGGACTATGCTGCCGTTTGACATATATATATACAAATTATATGTTCTAGATGGCACCATGTTCTTGGTGCTATCTAGTTGTTTTGAAAGGCTTTTTATTTACCGGTCTGGCCTACGTACGGCCGCGCAAATATTAAACTTTGAAATGTCTGGCCCACAGATGGCAGTGCCGTTTGAAGTTTATCGACATGTGTTAATTAGGCGGGGGCCGCAGCAACTTCCTCAAAGACACCTTCTTCGACAGGAGGCATTAAAGCTGGTAAGGTGCGCCTTATGCCGACTAACTCTTCTAAACCAACTCTGGGAAGCAGCTGAAGTGCCGCCAGTTCTGGCCTGACGGACAGCAGATGGTTGTGGGTACCATTGACCTGGAGCTTGGTAGCAGACATCACACCCGCAACGTTGGCAAGGGCAACAGCAGCTTCGATGAGATTCTTCGCCTGGTCTCTACGTCTGGCGATATCTACAGCTTCCATCAGAATACCTACAACTCTTTTCTGCGTGATCCGGTAGTCAGGTTCTAGAAGTTCGTTGAGATCCTGCAAGGCTGCGCGTATCTTCGGTCTGGTTTCTACAGCTCGCCACCCTGTGCCAGCATACCCCGCCTTCTGGAAAGCTGCCCCGGGAGGAAGCGCGATAGACCGCCAGTAAACATACAGACGTTCTTGGGAAGTTAAACCGGGGGCTACTTTTGCAATCTCTGCAATTGCATCATCAGGTGGCTCATCACCATATTCTGGGATATTAAGTTCCATCAATCACCTCTTTTTTATAACCCGGCCTTACTCCCCACAGGGCGCAATCAGTGCATGGGCACGTTTTGATGCGCTGTCTTACGTGAGGATCCGCGTCTTCTCCCTCACATTGGTAGCAACGTGCGTTAATAGCAAGTCGCAAACTTGTAGGATTTGTTGCAAGTCTTTCTACTGGATTCATTTTCATAGTAGTTCTCGTAGCACGTAGTGCCGTGGTATTCCCGCTTTGTTGTGGGCACATTCGTCATTGTACGTTGTTGTCTTGGCTATCTTAGAGCCTTCGCTGGCTAAACCCTGCTCGATGAATCGTAGAATCGCGTTGGCCCGGCTCAACCCGTTTCTTAGCGCATAGGCTTCCAAGAGTCTTACTGTCGCGTGTGGCAGTATGGCTGTTACGGTGCGGTGGCCGAGGTTTGACATTTGGCTCTCTCTTTTTTGGCTGCTTCGACTAAGACAGTAAGCATGTTGCTTACACTGCGAAACTCCTCTTTGGCGCATGTTTCTACGTAGTCTTGTAGCGCCTTCGGAGCCCGCCAGCTAAGTATTTTCAATGGTACTTTTTTCACGTAATTTCTCTATATATATATATATCTTCTAATGTGTGGTTGAAGATTATACCATGTGTGTAGACCAGATACAACGTGTACGCCCGAATTATTTCCCTCCTACGTTAAAGGACAAAGTATACCACTCTAATAGTGGGGCCGCAAGAAAATTTTATTTTATTTTCGTGACTAAAAAAACTGTAGAAATGAGAGGCATTAACGTTCAAGTCTCCTCCCTACATCCAGGCACAGATAGACCCACTTCGATTCAAAAGATACTATCAAGCCAAGAGGGGACCCGGTGAATTCTACCGCGTTCAAGGATCCACGATCATCGTTCAATGAAATGATGGAAAAGGCGCTTCGCGCCAAGATTACGGCTGCGCAGCTAGTGAGGAGTGACACCGTCACGCCCACCACATACCGGAGAGATCCATGAACGTCGAACAGATTTTCAAGCTTGCCTTAGAAGCCTATGCCCCAGTGCCACGCACCTTGGAAGAGTATTGCAAGTACGAGGCTATTCGCGGCTCTGTGCCTATTGCTGAACGCGCGGCATTCGACGCAGAGCTCGAACAGCTCGACCGCGAATACATCGCCTTGGTCGCAGAACAGTTCGAGGCTCCGTACTATAAGGCAGAGTATGCTGCAATGGTTGCGGATACACTTGCCGCTGGCCCGCTGCCCTACGATGGCCCTGAAGGCATCGCGTCCTAACAACTTGGTTCGGAGTTCTTTGTGTCTAGTCACAGGAACTTCGAACCTTCCACCGACCTTGGAGTTCTGCTATGTGCGCAGTTGTTTTGTACAAAGGCAAGTATTTCTTGCACTATCGCACTAATACGTCCGGTTTTGCCCAGCTCATCGATGAGCACGGCGCAAAGTTCTCCGGTACGCCTACTGTCGACAAGCTGCAAGTCGTCAAGACGCTGCAGTCTCGCCAGTATAATGGGCACAGCTATGTGTCTACTAAGTGCGGCGTGTTCAGTCTGTCAACCGGTTCTAAGATGGTTCATCCTGACATCTTGGCTCTGTTTGCCTAAACAACAAGGCTCCAGACGCAAGCCTGGAACCTTTCACCGACCCTGTTGGAGATTACCATGACCGTTGAACAGATCACTGCACTGGCTTTTCAGGCATTTGGAAAGGTCGTTTATAACGAAGGCACGTATCCGGCAAAAGAGATCGCTGCCTTGACCGACGAAGAGCTTCAGATCTTCAATAACGAATGGTATGCGTATTTTGGTATGACGAACATTGAAGCGTGTTCCGTCATCGACGACGACAACGACGACGAAAGTCCGTTTTAATAACAAGGCTCCAGGCGCAAAGCGCTTGGAGCCTCAATCCCTGTTTTAAATTCAAGGTTCTAGGAGCGCGAGCTCCTAGAAGCCTTACACAATGTGTGGCGCAAGCGCTTCGCGCTAGGATTAAGGCTCGCGCCTGTCCTGTGTTCTCACTTCCCAACCTGGAGTACTTCCATGGCAATGTTGATCGATGGTTCTGTCCGTTGTCTTGAGGTCGTTAGCGCCCTTCGAGTTCTCGAAGTTCAGCTTCGAACTGTGCCGTACAACGGTAACGAAGATACAGTGATTGCCGCTGAGCTTGATCCCGATTACGATACCGATGTCCCAAGCTATGAGATCTTTAAGGCATCTCCTGTACATTCAATTGCCGCCCAGATTTACAAGCGTTGGTATGCTCTAGCTTCTCCGAATGTTAATCTCGCTTACGATGATGACACATTTGAGAAGTACGGTTCTACCGACACCCTGCTTCACAACGTCTTGGCAATCATGATCCCTGAGATTTTCCCCAAGACTCATGGATATATGACCAACAAGGCTATTGCTATTGAGTTCGGGCAGCTAGAACTCCCGCTCTAACCCCAACAAGGCTCTAGGTGCAAAGCGCCTGGAGCTTCCATCCCTGGAGAACGAGGTTATCATGAAGTACGTAGTACACTGTAAGAAAGAAGCACATGATGTGTACATTGGGCGGCCAGGCCCGTGGGGCAACCCATTCAGCCACAAGGCTGGTACGTTGGCCGAGCACCGCGTGGCGACGCGAGACAAGGCCGTCGATGCATACGAGGCGTGGTTGATGGCACAACCCGATCTCGTTGCCAAGGCAAAGCGTGAACTTCGTGGCAAAGTCTTGGGTTGTTGGTGCCACCCCCAGCGCTGTCATGGCGACGTGCTTGCACGTATCGCTAACGAATGAACCTTATGGCTCCAGGCGCAAGCTTGGAGCTAAATTCTTACACAATGTGTGGTGACATATGAAAATCACTGCTTACTGCGCTAAATACGTGAGTGGTACATATTCGGTAAAAGAACTCTTGGGAGAAATATCCGAGTTCTTGGAAGACCGTAATATGGATGAATTAGGAGATATTGCTATAGGAGCCCAGATACTACTGCATGAATTGACAGGTTTTAACTGGAATATACATTTTGGTAAGAACACTGTTCTGAAACAAATGCATAGGAGAAAACTTTGGTTGAAAGTCTTCAAACAGAATGGTTTAGCATTCAATCCTCGTTTCTTGATTTTCGGATCAAACTGCAGCAATCAAGATAAGGTCGATAAGACTCTTGCACATGCTAAATCTTGTCTGAAGATTGATCTCAATAAAGCTCCAGGCGCAAGCTTGGAGCCTCCACCCTTTGGAGAATGTGATGAACGCGACTCCTGAAAGCCTGGCTTATGCCGTGTTCAACGACGATACTTCAGCCGCTATAACGATGTCTATCGCCGCTCTGTCGAAGGAAGAGCGTGCTGCGTTTGAAGCAGCCTATGACCAGCTTTTGGCTGAGGCTGATCCTAATACTGAGTGGTACACTCAGCCTTTTGACGAACTGGGTATTAAACAATGAACGTAACAAGAATTTATGTCTGGCTGGACCTGTCTTGGATCAGCGAGGACGAAGAGAAAGATCTCGAGGTCGCCATGAATGCACGCGACGACTTTGAAATTGTCGACGTTCCTGGCGACGTAGATGACATCGACGCATGGCTCCAAGCTCGTGAGGCCGAGCGTAAAGCCGCTTATCGCGCGCAGTTTACTGCCGAAGAACTGGCTGAACAGGATACGGCTTGGGCCATTTCGCCCTGGAATGTCAACCGCGTCGAGAAATAGACTTTATGGTTCTGGACGCAAGCCCAGAACCTAAATTTTAAACCCAGGAGTATGTGATGACGAGAGAAGAACTTAAAGCCTTAGCACAAGCCCTGTTTGATGGGATTGATCTCAAGGTTTGGAATAGTACTTTGGAACTTTCAGAGGAAGACCGCGCGGTTTACTGCGAGATCTTCGATGAACTTCTGAAAGCCAAACGACCGCCGGATTACATTCCTAAGCCGGGCAGGATCTATGTGCTACCTAACCTGGCTTGGTGCAGCGAGCAGGAATACAAAGACAATATGATCGACTGGGGCGACAACTATGAAGTCGTCGACGTTCCTGATGGCATCGAAGACGTTAACGCTTGGTTGGCTGAGCGCGAGCGCTCCTTCCTTGCAGAACGCGTTCCTGCACTCTATCCGGATTAAAAGGCGCTTCGCGCTAGGATTAAGGCTCGCGCCTTGTGCGTGGGCTTTTCCACTAACTGGAGTATCTTTATGGTGTTCGTATTTGGCTCAAACCCGCAAGGCCGTCATGGTAAGGGTGCGGCCCTGACCGCTCGTCTACAGTATGGAGCGATTTATGGCCAGGCCGAAGGCCGCCAAGGTAATGCTTATGGCATTATCACGAAAGAACTTAGACCAGGTTATCCGGCCATTACCGTAGAGCAAGTCAAGGTTGGCGTTGATCGCTTCCTTGACTACGCCCGCCTTAACCCTGGTCTCACTTTCAAAGTGACTGCGATAGGTTGCGGTCTAGCTGGTTTCAAACCGAGCCAGATCGCTCCGCTCTTTAAGGGCTGTCCTGACAATGTCCATCTTCCCGATGGTTGGAAAACTTCGATGCTTTAGCTTGCGCTTGCGCTTGCGCTTCGCGCTAGGAGTAAGGCTCGCGCCTTGTGCGTGGGCCTTTCCACTAACCACCTGTTTGGAGAATACGATGAAACTGATCATCACTGCCGCTGACCTGAACGTTCTGAACGCTTCCAACGTCAATGGGGCCAAGCTCCTGGCCGAATTCATTCCTGAAAAGGATGTCACTCCGGTGACCATAACCGTGATCGAGGAGGTCATTCGCGCTAAGTTTGATCCGGCTTACATCTCGACGCGAGCTTCTTTCCGTGATAGCAAGGTCGAAATCGAGATTTCTCCGGCCGCACTCAAGCTCTTCACCGACATCGGTGACGAAGAGATCGCCGTCGTGGTCAAGATCTATAAGGCTGTTCAGCCGATTCTCGACTTGGCTAAGACCTTGGTCGGCGGCATTCAGACCAAGATCGAGGCTGCTGCTTCTTTGCTTATGCGGAAGTTTGTTTAACCCTTTGGCTCCAAGCACAATGTTTCACGCGCTTGGAGCCATCCTTCTTTAACCCTGGAGTACAACATGCACGCATGCACAACATGCACGAATTTCACCGCTCCGGTGATTCCGATCTCTATGACCACCGGTCATCACCTGCATATGGGTTTTACCTGCGTTGACTGCCCGCTTCCCGGCCCTTATGGCAAGCTCGATAAGAATGCCACATGTATTTACGACATGGTGACTGGCACCGCTAACGTAGATGGTTCGCAGAACATCCCGTATTGCGGTTGCCCGAACTATGTCCGTCGCCTTAATGTCAATTCTGAATTGACACCACTGTAGAGGCGCTTCGCGCCAGGATTAAGGCTCACGCATTGTGCGTGGGCCTTTCGCTCATAATCCACCACTTGTTTGGAGATATATCATGGCCATGAAAACGCTTGATGACACGAAGACTGCAACAACAACGGATGTGAAGGTATTCGGTGTCGATGCCTGGCGATTAATTAGCAAGGAAAGCTCTAATCAGCAAAATTGGACGAAATCCACCAAGGCCATGCAGATCGATGGCGTCGGCTGCTTGGTGCAGGTGACAAGTCAGTATCTTAACCAGGACGGCTCTTATGCCTTATCTGAGGCGCTGACGTTCGTTCCCGGAGTGCAAGTGATTGAAGACGAGCACGGCGGCCGGGCCCTGGTGAAGATCCAACACCTAACGTGCCAGATGCAGACAACCTGAAAATCTGAAAACGTGCTATCAAGCCCTTTGCGCCAGGATTAAGACTCACGCACTGTGCGTGGGCCTTTCCACTACCCACCTGTTTGGAGAATACAATGTCCACTTCCCCGACTCCTACCGCTCGTGCTTCTCGTGCTATCAAGGCCGCCGCCTTGAAGGTCATTCCGTCAAATCCCGAACTCGATGCCGTCAAGGCCGATGTTTTGGATCTGAAGATCGAGCTCCGTGCTGGGTTCGCAGCTATCCAGCAAGCCATGCTTGGCATGGTTTCCGTGCCGCCCGCCCTCGCTCCCGTCCCGCCGACTTCTGAACAGCTCGCCGCCATGGTGCAGCAGTTTATGCAAAACCAGGTTCAGCCCGTTCATCAGGCTCAGCCCGTTCATCAGGCTCAGCCCGTTCATCAGGCTCAGCCCGTTCATCAGGCTCAGCCCGCCGTGGTTCCCGCCACGGACATGCTGGCCGCTGCGCTCTCCATGGAAGGTACCGGCAATGCCAATGGCTCGGTCAACGACCCGCCTGCCGACGTGCCTGTTCCGCCGTCCGATCGGGGGAACTTCCTTGTTCAGTATAAGAACAATTGGAAAGGCAAGCTTTGCCAATGGCAGCGCGTCCCGGGTACCCGGAACCAAATCCATCCGGTCTGGGTCACTCATCACCCGATGATTCCGACCGTTCCCCATGACCAGGCTTACATCCTCTTGGATAAGGCTCGCGACGCTGGCACCCGCAACGCTCGTTATAACGACCCGGCTAATGGTTTTGCCAACTGGCTCAAGGACAACCTGCCTTCCGGTATGCATGATCAGGCTGGTCAGCCTGTCGGCTACCGCACACTCATCGAGATGGGCGGTCACCAGATTCACTGGCCAGAACTGGCTACTCCGGCAGCCTCTAATTCGACAGTGGATTCTCGTCTCCTCGAGGCTCTCGCAGCTCATGCTGGCGATTCGCCATTTGCGGAATAGGCAGTGTAGTGCAGGGTCAGAGCGTAAGCTCTGGCTCTGCACTTTTGCCTTAACCTTCTGCGGTGGGGTCATCAGTTCTGTAACTAAGCACAAAAAAGGTTAGGTAAGTTATTGATTTTGCTCATATTTTATTTATTGAAAACACGTTAAAAAATAAGCTAGTTTCCTGTTCGCCCTATTTCGCTTCTTGCGTAGGGGCGCGCGCTTCGCGCGCGGATTATGACTGCGTAATCAGTGAGTGAACGAAGGCCGTCCGCTTGAAGCGATAGTTAACAGCATACTAGACTGAATTGCCTATCCTCCGGCTGGGAGAACAAATCACTTCTGGCCAAGACACCTCATTGGATGTTTTGGCCTTTCAACGCCGACTCTGGTTACGCTGTGTGTGTGGCCAGGAGAAGGAGCAGGAGGTACAGCCGTCCTATGGTTGTACCAAATTCTCTGTGACGCGTCTTATATAGGCGCGCGTTCGCGCGGGGATTAGGGCTCGCGCAATCAGTGATCGTCAACCTATTGGAGTCTACAATGAGAATTCATGTGTTTAAAGACCTCTCCTGGATGGATGTCAATGACTACGATCCATCACTTGACGCTGATAGAGGTTCTATTATTGTGACGTGGACGGTTCTACAGTCTGTTAAATTTATCGCGGACATTGATAAATGGTTGAGGCGGCAGCTGTAATGGCTATGCAAATTTATATGTGGAAAGATGGCACTTGGTGCGATGTCAATGACTATGATAAAGAACTTGATAGGGATAAAGGTGAGCCCTATTTAGAGCGTGAAGTTCCCGGTTGGGTAGAACATATTGAAGACATTCCCGACTGGATAGAGACGTGTGTACTACTATGACAACAATCTACGTATTTGGAAGTACTTCCGAAGAGCATCATGGTAAGGGTGCTGCTAAGCACGCTCGCATTGTATATGGCGCTATCTCTGGTCGTGCCGAAGGTCGACAAAATGATTCTTACGCCATCATAACAAAAGAATTAAGGCGTGATGAGCTCGCTATCACCGCGGAACAGATCAGGATTAGCGTGATTGCCTTCCTGCAATATGCCCGCGAACATCCTGATGACACGTTTATCGTGGCCGACATTGGTTGCGGACTCGCAGGCTTTATGCCTATACAGATTGCCCCACTTTTCAAGGGCTATACACCTAATGTGCGGTTGCCTGATGCGTGGGTTCCATTAGCCGTTTGATCGGAAACTTAACATGAACACCAATGAAAAAGAACTTGAGCAAGCTCTTAATGAACGCAATGCCGAGATAGCCCTGCTTACCGCAGAACTGAACGAAAGGACCGAGCAACGTAATGATATGGGACGTCTTATTGCCTACATGGCTACGAGCGTAGGCTTATGTGAAACGGGTGCCAATCTTTCTAGTACGCAACTCACGGGCTTTTGTGCAGACATGCTCGTGATTATGCATGCTCCTAATCGTTATGAAGAGACTGCGCTCATGCTCCTTGCGCAATTGCTCGATATTGCCAATCATGTTGGTATCGCCTGGAAGATGCCAACTACTTCCGAGCAAGCTTTTCTAGCTTTGGAGTATTTGAGTACTCAAATCAAGAATCATATAACCGCTTTGAAAGCCCAACCTGGAGATTTAGTATGAATGAAGAAGAAGAAGGTACTTCTGGAGAGCGTAATCGTCAGCTCTCCCGTATGCACCAGCAGCGTGATGAAACTTTAGCAATGCTTCAACAACGCACTGCCGAGTTGGAAGAGGTTCGCGGTCAGCGTGATGAGCTTACTAGGATCATCAGAGGGATGGCCATACGAGTAGGTATCTGCGAGCCTGGTACAGCTCTCACTGGGGAGCAACTTATCGAGCTTTGCGGGAAGATGTTAGTGATCATGCTTGATCAAGATTTCCCGCATAGAACAATTGCCTCCCTGATTTTTAGCAAGGTGCTTGAAATCGCTAAGTACGTTGCCGTCGAGTGGATTCCACCCGAAGATCCAAGTATAGCGCATCTAGCTTTGGATGATTTGATCATCCGGATCAAGCTCCGCATAGCTGCCTTGAAAGCCAGAGCCGACGAGTAAGGTAACTTTTATGCTCTAATCAATAGGTAAGCATTATGCTCACCGAAGAACAGATCGAAGAGTTGGTGACAATGTACTGGCCGAACGATCCACGCAAATACGAGCAACCATTGATTTATAGCCATGCGCTCACTGCACATGAGCTTAAACTCTTTGATATAGCTTATTGTGAACGTGTCGAAAGGGCCCAAAATTCTAACCAATTGAGGTAATTTACAGAATGTTTACAACTGTACATTTTGGTTCGCTCACAGATGAAGAACTTATAGAACTTTCAAAGATCCCTGATCTTATAGAAATCGAGCTAGTTCAACTGCTCGACGACACATCAGCTCGACGACTTGAACTGTTACTTGCGAGGCACGACAAAATTGATGAGATTAAAGTACGCCTTGAACGCGAGAGAAATCGCGAGGCGTTCATGGCCAAAGAAGCTAAACGCCAGCGTAAAGAGAATCGTAGGCTGGAAAGGCTTGCTGATAAGACCGCGAGAACAAAGGTATCGCGGGCAAGAGAGGTAGAAAAGGCGAGAGAACTACGTGCTGCTTTTGCAGATCAGCAACTCCCTGGCATGGTGAAGCTTACCTGCCATGTAATAACTATTACTAGTGCTCTCGTGGTACACGGTGAGAAATGAAGCCCGCCCATCACAGGGCCAACAACAATCCACGTAGCGGAGTGATTATGAATCGACGTTATCTTTGGGCGCGCCTGGGTAATGGTTACGAAGTCAGCAGCCGTGGCGATAAACGCTTCTCGGCTTTTAACGCTATTATGCCAGATGGCCGCTCTATCGAAATGCACTATCAGTGTGACACCAAAGGTTATGACCCTGGTGGCCAGAACTGGCAGCTCGGCAAACGTAAGCCCCCATTGAATGATATGACTTCTGCACAACTCTATGAAGCCTATAAGGCGCTATGGGAGGTATGGGCAGATGCTCATCCAGACCTCATCAAGGAGCTGGCTCGCCTGGCTGCTTCTAATAACTATACCCTGACCGACTGCTTTGCCTCTACGGCTATCAATCAAGCGCACGCGCTTGTCGACATTCTGAATGACTTTCAAGATGCGACGGTGATTGTTTAGCGATGTTGGGCTCCGGCAGCCGGAGCCCTACTTTATAAGTGATAATAAGATGTCATACAACCTATTTCATACTGTCACAGTGAGTACTGTATGCGAGTTTCCACAGATTCCCCCTAGCGATTGGATTATTCATTTCGCGTCTAATGGCTACAAGCGAATCTCCATGGATACAACTTTTGGAGCCTATCAAGAAGTATTTTTTGTTGCTTATGATGCTAAAGGTTTGACGACTGGAGCAACTTTGTGTTACACCTTAGAAAGTTATGATGTTCTTGACATTGATCTTTACATCGAATGTTATGATTTCGCGGAGGAATCAAATGAAGATTTTTAATTTCAAATTTGTCATGTTGTTACTCATTTTTGTCAACCTCGCTCTTGGTTATTATTATTTACATTATGTACAGCCCCAAAATGTCAACGGGCGCGTAGCGCCAGGGATTAGGGCTCGCGCTATAGGTGAGTTGTTCGTGGTTTAAACCAACGAGGTGCGTATGAAAATTATTATGTCACCAGAAGACATGGCACAGACTCTTGTATTTCATAGGCAGGTTCTTGCCGTTGTGAGCGAGGTGTTATCCACAACCTTTACGCAAGGTATTGCAGGCATTGTCTCCTTTGGCTTGACTGTCTCCCTTAACGTAACGGAGGAATGCAATATCGAAATCGAGATCAACGTTGTTGCCCCTGTCCGGCTGGTTCCTTCTGAGGAATTTCAGCCCGCTACTGCTTATTGGGAAGAACCAATGGATGATCTTTTGGATTGCAACGGCGTTGACTAACTATGGCACATAAGTTTGACCCCTGGGCTTTACTGTTCGCGATAGTTGTCGTACTTATCGTGATCATTGGCTCTCTCATTATCAGATTAGGAGGCATGTATCCAATTTGAATTTTGACAACACCAACTTGAGATTGCTACCATGGCCAAACTTCCTGGTTTTATTGATTGGCTTGTCATAGCAGCGTTTATTTTCGCTGTATGCTTTGCCGCTTGGTGTTTCAGTATCGATTGAATGAATGAATGATCCTCATTGGCCAAAGGATTGGCCTTTTTTGTAGGTGAGAAAAACTATGGTTTATCTAAGCACTTTGTGCACGGTAACTGATGTCATAGATTTCTATGCATCAGATTTTTCTCAAGCTGCTTTACGAATTTATAAGGCTGATAGACCAGTTGCTATCGCTATAATTCGCCTTTATGAAAGGGATACCAGACCACTAATACCTATGTACAGCTTTAATTGGTTGGTTTATACCGACAAAACTGCTCCAATCAAATATCGTATAACTGCTTTGTCATCTGTTTTCAAAATGACAAAGAGAGTTGCTTTACTATCGCTCTACACAATGTTTCCAAACGCTGTATTACATACAATGACATCAGAGGAATTTTCATTTATTAAAGAATATATTGTGCCAATAGAATGGCATTTTGTGCCTGATTCTGAACAATTCATTTTAGATCGAACTTTATTCTTTCAAATCCCGGAAGTGTAGTATAGGAGATACGGGCACTGTAAATACGGTTTTGTATCAATCAAAAGTATAGGTATATCTATGTTGTTAGATGGCCAAACCCAGAAATGTTCTACGTGCCGTTTTTATCGGACTATCGATGCCGCTGATGTCATCGCATATCCCCTTCACGGCCAGTTTTTTCCACATACCGTTTATTCTGCGAGGTATCAACGATTGGTATTATGTACTAACGAACTTCCTCTTTTTGACGCTTGCGACCGATGGGAGTCAGAGTGAAAACGTTCCTTGCACTTTAGCTAAACCAATTTGAGGTGATTTATATGATTTTTACCGGGGTTGGTAGCCGTTCTGCATCTAATGCTGCTGTTGATCGTGCAGCTGCTTTCTCACGGGAACTTGGTAAAGCAGGGCATACACTTCGCACCGGCTGCGATTGGGGCGCCAGCCAGGCATTCATGCGAGGTTGGCGCCAAGCAGAAGGTTATTGCGAATGTTATTTGCCTTGGCCAACATATGAAATTGGATCTTGGAAAGATCCTGCGACCAATCTGGCCTACTTCAATTTCATCGTTCGGCACGGTGTAACGCAGGCGGCGCTCGACTTGGCGAAGAAATTCCATCCGGCTTGGACCCGGGCTTCTGAAGCCGCGCGATTAATGCAAGCCAGGAATTGCTTTATTCTCCTGGGGCCGTATCTCAACACACCGGTGGATCGTGTTTACAGTATAACGTTCGCCGGTAGGCGCACCGATGGTGTTGGTCAGATGCTTCATATGGCCGAGGAGTATGGAATTCCGATCCTGGATATCATGTAACTCCGCTGTGTTTGGCCGATGGATCGGCCTTTTTTCAGTGAGGTAATCATATGCAAGATTCTTTCGGTCGAAATCCCAACGCCATTTGGTGGTGGGGTTATCTCCATAGCAACGGCTTGCTTCAACTGAAGCGTTGGTTTGGCGATGTTAAAGATTATACCGAAGACTGCGAAGGCAACGACTTCGTTCAGCAAGTTGTTGAACCTTTCATAGCCAGCGATCGTGCAACGGCTCTGCGTATTTTGAATGAACGCCTTGGAGGGTCTCCCATGTGACAGTAATTTATGTATTCAGTTCTGATCCTGAAGGGCATCATTTAAAAGGCGCAGCGCGTCATGCTCGCAAGCATTATGGTGCCCGTTTCGGTCAATCTGATGGTCCTCAGGGAAATGCCTATGCCATTATTTCCAAAGACATTCATTCTGGTGTATCTGGAAAGTTTCCCGCAGTTTTTACTGCTAGTGTCGCTCGCTTCCTTCAGTATGCGAGTGATCATCCAAAGCTGGAATTCCAGCTTTCTAACATTGGTTGCAATCTTGCCGGCTTTACAGCCGTACAAGTTGCAGCGTTATTTAAGGAGGCTACTCCAAATATCCGATTCCCTAAAGAGTGGGACTTTATACCTAAACGGCCTGATTCTAGGAGTGCTTGACATGTTCGGTTACAATACCTCTGGTGTTTCCCCGTTGCCTGAAAAGGCAGCGATCATTCGCGCAGCCATGCTCGAATGGATCGAAAAGGCGGGCGCGCCATTTCCGTTAGCGATAATTGCTATTCAGCATTACGATGACGAGGAAAACGCCTTGGCAAATTCCAGTTGGTCTCTTCATCCGGTATTCGTTTTCCCAGAAGGTGAAATTGATACTGCATTATCTACCATGCACTATGCATCTTTTCGCGACGTATTGCTCGCTTCTCAGGCAGTGGTTGGCACACCGGAAGCAATCGCCGCTGGACCTTGCGTGATCGCATCTGGAGGCGATTTGAGCCCACCATGGCTTAGCCGTCAAAACATTGTTCCGATGGAATGGATAATGGAAGCTTCTGAGAATAATAATTTCGGAAGGCTTTCTCGCCGTTTCCATAGGCAAGTTTTTATCGTCTTTACGGCCATTAACGAAAAAGTCATCAAGACCATATTCAGTACCAGAAATGCTAGAGCCGCGCGCGAGTGCGTTACATGCGAACATCGCGATGAATGCTTGGCACCTAAGCATACTCGTCATGCACCGCTTGAATCCAAGCTTGCCCAGCTTGGTAGCGTTAGCGAAGTTGCTTTTTCTTCTTCGAGCACGATGAAGCAAAGCATCGACGCCATTATGGAACAGCTTTTCGGTTCCGCTGGCAAACTTTCTGGCAATTCTGACGACAATTTTGATCGTCAGATCGATAAAAAGCGTCATTAGCGCTTTCATTTTGTTCGTTCAACCACAGTTATCAAGGCTTGACCTTGATAGGAGATTTGTATGTCCAACAGAAGTAATCGTCAACGTAATACTGCCGGTTCTGGCACGTTTTCAGCGTTGAAACCAAGCGCATCAACCGCTGCAACAGGTCCGGCGTATCATGCCGGCGATATCGTCGATATCGTCGATGACTTGGTTGCGCTCCCCGCGGGGGATCAGCCGCTTACCACGCTTGAAACTGCCTTGCACGCCGCTGCGCTCTACGGCAGCAATGGCGACGAGCAACCGTTGACCCTCGAAATGTTGGCTGAAATGTATGGCGAGCTCAATGCCCGCATCGACAACCTCGTCGAAACGCATAATATAAACGACCGGATTTTGGAAGAGCAGGTGCTGCTCACTGCTCCGTTCGTTGAGCAGATCGCTGAGCTTCAAACGCAGGTCAAGGAGCTTTGCGAAGCCCTTGAGGAGCCCGAACTGGATGACGCCTTGGCGGCCCAGCTCGTGCAACTCCGGGCCAAAGGCGGTAACTTCACGCAAGCCGAGGTTGCCCGTCTCGATGATGGTACTATTCGTCTCGACAACCTAGTACTCACCGTCGCACAGTTTGAACGACTATTAAGCAAGGATTCAGCTCCTGTCGCCCCCGCCAGGCCCCCCCTCGCCTGATGTAGTATGTTGGGTTCTGGCTTTTGCCAGGACCCAGCTTGAGGTAGTTATGATCGAGGATTTCACTGGGCACTTTTCGTTCCTCCATCCTGATTACTTTTTTGGAGGTACTTGTGTCACTATACATTATTGTGCTTCCAAGACTACTGATTTGCTTATTGCTCGCGATATACTTACGTGCGGTTCAGCTCAGGAAGCTCGTCGCCTCGGTAATCTTGTTCAACTTCGTCCTGGATGGCATGATATGAGACTACAGCTTATGATAAATTTGAATGAACTTAAATTTGTTACGCCTTATCTTCGTTCTCAATTGCTTGCAACTGGAGATGAGGAGTTAGTTTATCACAACAGGTGCGGAAATACCTTTTGGGGTGTTTACCGTACCGTCGGTGAAAATCAATTTGGCAAACTTTTAATGAATATTCGTCACGATGTCCAAGTTGGTCTGCTAGGACCTGAAGGTAATCGTAGACAGATTCGTATTCCCGTCTCGTACGGTCGACGCCAAGGCGACGGTCGACGTCAAGGCGACGCCGATTTGGAAACATTTGAATGAGGTACTTAACATGAAAGCTTATAGTGTATGGATGCAGATTTGGGGAGCTTTGCTGTTTAGCTTGGCTTCCATTTCCTGGGCGTTGGTCCTTGTATATTTCGGTAGTATTCCTGCTGTGCTTGGAATTATTGCTGTTTATGCAAGTATCAATACTGTTCTTGCTACGTTTATTTGTATCGTGTGCTGGGCTAAACCCAGGCGTATACTCGTAGCGAATTGTTTGCTGTTTTGCATAGAATACAACTTCCCTATTACCATAGGCTTGGCGGTTTCGCTATGCTTGCTCCCAATTGCCTTTGGTATTGATTGGGTTGCTAGCGCTTTTGCTTTCTTTCTGCTTATAGCGTTTGGCTATCCAGGCGGACGGCTTCTTGAGCGTAGTCAAGATATTGAAGTTCGTACTGCTCTTGCAGAACGCGCTGAAACTTCCGGAGGTGTATTTAGTGATGAATTCGGGTGAGTTGGATAAGTAAGGATAGTTATTACGCAGGGGACGCGCTTTGCGCGAGGATTTAGGCTCGCGCATTGTGTGAGGTAGCATCGTAATTCTATTCCTGGCCATTTGGCTGTCTTTAACCCGCTGGAGATCAACCGTGTCCAATCATACCAATACCAATGCCAACCTTGGCAAAACCAATGAGGAAGTCGTCGCTGACCTTCGGGCGCAGATCGCTCGGATGCAGGCCACGATTGATGGGATGTACGGAACCGCTTCTAAAGTGGAGACCAGTGTTGGAGCTTTTGAGCAAGCTTCTAAGCCTTCCAAGTCCTGGCTCACTCGCACCGGTCAGATGATCATGGGCTTTTTCTCCAAGATCTGGGAGGCTGCCCTGAATGCTGGTCATTCTGCTTTTGACACCAAGTCCATGACGACCAAGTTCACGGCTGCCATGTTCGTGTCTGCTGGCTTCACCGGCTATGGCCTATGGACCGGAACCTTGATGGTTATGCCGGTCGGCATGTTCATGGGCGCCGGCGTGCTTGCCATCGGCTTGCACTTTCTCAGCATGCTCGTTGCCATTGGCATGGCGCTCACCGGCATCCACTTGGTTGGCGGTTTCCTGGTCAACTTGATGAAAGCCCAGTTTATCTGGCTGAAGAGTTTTGTTTTCGAGTCTGATTCTGACTCTGAATCTGCGCCTTTGGCTACTTCGGTTCCGTCCGATAAGCCTGGCGATTCCGGCAGCTCGGCTGCCACTGGTCCCGGTACCGTTACTCGCGCTGCTACCGCTAAAGTCGCAGTTCGTAACGTTGCCATTTAACCCTGTCACTCCCGGAGTATGTCATGCAAGACCTTAGCACCGCTTATTTCGTTTCTAAGACTGCGCAGTTCCTTACTGCCTTTCTGTTGGTCTGGGTGTTTTTCACGAGCGCCGGTACGGCGTTCATGATCGCCCTGACTTTCCTGTTTGTTCCGTTCATCTCCGAGCTTATTGCCGGTATCACCGTGCTGCTCATCGGGCTTGTGTCCGGCGGAGCTATGTTGGCCTACAACGGTGTGACCGATTGGTTCCGTTCGTCGGCCCCGGCTCTGGCAGCGTGATTCCATGGATAGAGAGACCGCTGTTTTTCTAGCGGTCGCATTAGTGCTGCTTGCCTATGTGGTTTTTGGCGGTGAGTTTTTGCTCGCCGTCATTGCCGCATTGGGCTTGCTGTACATACTGCCGCTGGAGCACTTACCGAAGCTGCTAGGCTATCTGGTTGTTAGCGATGTCCTGTTCGGCCTCTGGCTGATGGGCATCGCTGCTGCCACGCTTGGTGGTTTTACGACCGCAGTTCTCTGCGCTTTGATCTACGCTGTTCTTGGCCGTGAGCTACGTTGTTTCTTCGGAACTCAACGATTGGCTGTCGACGGCGAGGTTAAGCTTAGCAAGCAAGTCGCGTCTGCATTCACCTGGCTTACCGCCTGGTGTAAGGCGCTGATCGTTGGCTTCCGTAACGGCAAGGTCGAAGCACCTGCTCCGCTAGTTGTGTCTTGGACCATGGACCAAGCTGCTGGCGGCTGGCCTGCTACACGTTCGTATAGGGCAGTTATTGGGCTGTATGCATTGATCATGCGTCTGTTCGATCGATTGTTCTACAAGATCGAGTTTGTAATGGCATAAGCCATGGTATCCCAACAAAATGGATTGCAAAATCAGGGACGCTTGGTCATGCAATCTACGCAAGCTTACCAGGCACCGACGGGTGCCTGGATAGCTCTTGTCACATTATGAGGTAAGTATCATGCTATTTGCAGGCTCTTTTCCCAGTACTGAATGTCCAGCGTGCCACAAGTATATTAACACGGCTATTTCGACAGACGGGTCTTCCGTTCGACCTAATGACATTGCTATGTGTAATTTCTGTGGAAATATCCTAGTTTTTGATCAGCAAATGAACCTTAGGGTTATAACTGAATCGGAGGTTCTTAATCTCCCCCGATGGTTTTCCAGAAAGCTTGTGAGTTTTCGTGCTCAGATAATGGCTATTGAGCATCCTGCGAAGCTTGATATAAACGATACTTGCCCTGTGTGCGAGTACTCTTTGAATCTGGCTATAGCAACTGTTTACTTCGAAGCCGTAAAACCCGGTAATCCCGGTATTTGCGGTAAGTGTGGTAGTTTCTTGGTTTTTGATAACGATCTCAAGCTTCGAGTTATGACCGAAGATGAGGTCGTTGAACTTCCAGATCAGATTCGTATTGAGATGATGCAAGCTCGCCGAGAATGTGATAAACACTGAATGAGGTAAAGTCATGTCTATTAAAGCCATAGATACTTTTTGTCCAGTTTGTAGTACTAAGTACAAACTGGCGCTTGCTGTTCAAGAACCGGAACCGGGTAACCATAGCGTATGCTTTAGTTGCGGTTCTTTTCTTATTTTAGACACTGATTATAGGCTCAAACTTATGACCGAAGTTGAGATCGTGGGGTTGAAAGATTCGATGCGCATACTTATGCAGAGACTTCGCACTGCTGTTAATGCTACTAAACGTCATTAGGAGGATCTATGACTGCTCCGGCTCTTCCAGGTACTAAGTACCCAGGTTCCGTCGCGTCTTGGTTACGACATACGAATGCCGTTTTCCAAGCGTATATTGACCGTCGTCCTTTCAGCAACAATGTTCCTTGTGGTACTTGTACCGCTTGCTGTCATGGCTATGAAATTGAAGTGCTTCCTACCGATAACTCGGCTTTGGAAGTTACCGCGGGTACGATGTTTCCGCGTGTTTTACCCCGTACAAAAGATGGTACATGTTCTTATCTGATTGAAGATCATTGCAGCATTTATCCTATCCGTCCCGCCAGTTGCCGCGAATTCGACTGTCGTCGATTTGCCTATATTGGCCTTCGCGGAGACCGCGAGGATTTGAATGCTGCTGCTGATCAGTGGGACATGCAAAGGGTGATAAAGACCAGAGATGATCGGATTGCCTTTGACGCTCTGATAACTTGCCGTGATGAACTTCACGGTTCAGATTTTGTCAAACGGAATGGCTTAGAAAGCGCTGAAGCTTTAGCTGTTTTTATCGTCAGTTATGCTTACCAGCGTTTTAAACACTTGGTATCTTCCAAATAATAGTGCGGTTCTGTCTGCCGCAGGCGGATGGAACTGTACTTACGTCAATGAGAGGCTGTTATGTTTGAAAAACTTTGTAAAGTTCTCAGTACTCCTACCAGTCTTTGTCCTGTTTGTCAAGCACGTTTGAATAGTGTTCTTGTCGGCAAAAATAGGCAGGTTATTCCTGGCGATGTCACAATATGCGTAGAATGCGCTAGTTTTCTCGTTTTTGAGGATGATATGAAACTTCGACTTATAACGGAGCAAGAAATCCTTGATTTGCCAGATGAGTTTCGAATGGCTATTCAAGCAGTAAGGGAGGTTATTGATCGAATTAAATCGTTATATATGTAAGTACGGACGACAACCATCAATATATATCTCTCCTTGTTTAATTCTATGAAGTTATTTATGACCCGCAAGAAATCCTATTTTATGGCTAATGCTGTTTGTCCTGTATGTAAGCAAGCTATTACGGCTGCTGTACCTATGGAATCTTTGATGGGGAAACCTGGTGTCACGTATAGACCTGAACCTGGAGACATTACTATTTGTGCTTTCTGCACTAGTTTTTTACGTTTCAAAGAAGATCTCAGTTTGGCACTTTTGACGGAGGATGAAGTTGCTGATTTGCCCGACGAGTTTCGTATAAATCTTCAACGTGTTCGTTTTGAGGTGATAGAAATTCAACAGGAAAAAATGCTTCAGGATCTCTTTGGAAAATAACAGGAGTTTATCGGTGACAAGGAAGTTTGCTTGATTTTCACCCTGGTGAGCTGTGGTGCGACAAAACGCTTCGCGAAAGAGAAAAAGGGAGTTTTAGGAGTGCGCTGTCGCGCTTAATTGTTTTTTCTTTTCTGTTATAGAGGTGCTGCTCATGGCGCGAACCTTCAGGATGAAACATGTAACTTTGAAGGATTGGCGAGATAGACAAACTTCTGTTTCTGCTACACCACCGTGGATTGACCAATGGCGTCATAACGGCGGCCTTATGTTAGTAAACTTTAGTTTCTACCAGGGAATCTGCCTAGTTATTTTTTCTGCTCCCCGCCCGACCCACCCCATGGAGGTGAGATGTGAGAAGTACATTACTTTATCCATGCGTCTTAAACACGACTAATGGGTTCTACGAATTCCTTCCCCGCAATTTTGTTGGGGAGTCCATCTGTGGTGACGACTATCATGCTACGATCATAAAGGTCCATCAGATAGTCACTGCTCTCGTCAATCTGGAAGTTGCGTATGGGAACGACCCTCCAGCTCCGGCAGAGTTTCAACTTGGCGACATCGCTGTCCCAGTCGACGTCGACTACTTTACAAGTACGAAACGCGTAATGCTTTTACGCAAACCTGGACACGAAATGTTATCAAGCACCAACGTGTTCCCTATCAACCCCGCGGCAAAAACAGAAGCAACATAACATGACCGATATCCGTGTTCGCGACGAAAAGTTCGTCCGCAAACCTGGCAAGACCAAGAAGGACGCATTTAACGGATGCAAGGCCAGGAGTGCTGCTAACAGGGCAGCTCGCGCCGACTGGTGCAATATTCCTAACGATAGCCGAGATAACAAGACCTTTCCTTTGGAGGTTTGTAATGGCAGGAAAAGCAGGGCTTTGAGAGGCTGTTGACGCTGTGGTAGAATAGGTCGAAATTTAAAGCCCCGGGTTTTCTGGGCCTTCAAAAAATAGCGAGGTAATATATGAACACGAAATTCCGACAAGCTTTCAACGCACAGCGTTCGAAGTCATCTGTAACCAACGGCGCTGCAATAATTGTGGTGGGGGCGATCCTCCTTTTCTTGGTCTGGCTGGTCCCCGCTTTGCTCGTGTGGTCGACGAGCACGCTGTTTGCGACCGGCGTTGGCCTTACCAGTACTTCCTGGTTTGCCTCTTTAATCACCCTGATCCTACTTCGCGGTAACGTGATCGTCCGGAAATAATATGTTCGATTGGCTGCTATTGGCTTGCACAATTGCTATCACGGCGCTAGCTGTCGTGTGCTTGCTTCTGATGGCGTTGCAGTTTACGTATAAACTCTGGCACCGCTTCAGCAACAGCGTAGAAGCTCAACGCCAGCGCTCAATAGACGTCAACGAAGACTTGTCCATTAATTGGACCCCAGCGTGGTATGGGCTAATAGCCTGGATCTTGGTGCTTGTACTGGTGCTACTATGAACAAATGGTTAGTTGCTATCTTCATAATGGCAATGATTGCAGCGTTGGTCTGTATAGATGTAACGCTGCCCGCTGCCTCACTTTCGTGTGAGGGTCAAATACTGATTAAATAGGGCCGGTTGGCTAGTGGCCTAAGCCAAGAAACTCATAATTTCTAGATCGGAGGTTCGAATCCTTCCCGGCCCATGAACATTTTTTCAACGAGACGCTAGCTCAGCCTGGTTAGTAGCAGTTCCCCTTTAAGGAATAGGTCCTCGGTTCGAATCCGAGGCGTCTCAAAATACAGGTATATCCATGAAAATAGAGCCAGAATATCCTTATACTACGCTCTATAGAAGTGGGTACTTTGAAGCAAAACAGTACGGCAATGGTACTGCATCTGCTATGCTACATCAACAAAGGGGGGTTCGTACAACGGCAAGTATCGCAGCCACTTAAGCTGCTAAGGTCCGGGTTCGACTCCCGGGCCCCCCACACCCACAATTTTAGGTTCTACTGACGGGCCAATAGCAGCGAGAATCAAAGATGAAAAAGAAAAAGGCAATACGAAAACTGTTGCACGGAGCACTCTTTTCCAGTAAGTCCGCTGAGAGGTTTGAATGCACAGTCGGTAACTGTCGCTTGGCCGTTTACAAGAACAAAATCCACATAGCCAGCGTGGTAGGATGGCAAGGCTGGTCTGCCAGTCGAGCCATGATCTTGCTTCCAACGATCTACGATCACGGTCCGCTTGCTAAGGAGATCCTAAAGAGGGCCGTAGAGATCTTTGAGTGAAGCGTTGAACTGTCTGTTTGGAGCGCCAAATGAAGAAGAAAGACGCAATAAACCAAATTCTGGATTTCGTACTTGGTTGGTATGACAGTGATAGATCCAGTATCCACAGACATATCGGAAACTGCGAGATTATGGTTCATCTCGGCTCCGGTGGTAACAATAGTGACACCACCGAGATCCATTTAGCCAACAGCCTCTCCTTTGACCGGTGGGCAAACAGTCGCTCCATCGTACTGTATCCAGCGATACTCGCTGCTGAAGGCACTCTAAAAGAGGTCCTAAAGAGAGCCATAGAGATCTATGAATAGCGCTGTCGCGCTTAATTGTCTGTTTAACCGAAGAGAACACAAAATGTCCCACGTTTCCGAAGAAGCCGTCTTGAATGAAGTCAAAGCACGAGTTGCTTACCAATTAGCCGCCCAAGCTCAAGCCGACGCTGCTGTCAGCGAAGAGCGCGCAGAGGCCTATGAACAGCGTTACTGGCGCCAAGTAACCCGCGCCGATGACCTGGAGCAGACCAACGTCGACCTGCGTCGTCGCCTGAAGAAGGCCAAGTCCCGGGCCACTCAACAGGGCTTTGATCTGAAGCGCCACGCGCAGGAAGCACTCCGTCGCTCAACCAATGGATACAAGACCACCGCCAAAGATCTGGAAGCCTACGATATCGTCATTACCGACATCGTCATTGATGTCGAAGACCGGACGACTTTCGTCGCTGTCCAGTATCGGGAGAAAGACGATACCCTGTCCGTTGGTTCGGGCCACGCAGTCTGCGGCACCAACGACACCTTCAACAGCCACACCGGTCTGCTGATCGCCTTTTACCAAGCGGTCGATAATCTGGTTTTGAACCGGGCGGGGTGATATGGATGCATTAGCCTTGGCTTTGATTCTATGGATTGTGGTCCAGCCAGGGTTTACGCTCTGGTTAGAAACACGAGCGTAATCATGGGTGTAAGCGTGTAATCTAGAATGATTCTCGCTTACACCCATAAGTCATTGATTCTTTTGCTCTTAGTAAAGAAAAGAAGTTGTAAGTAGTTTTTCTAAAAGAGTTAAAGTTTTTTTTCTAAAAAACAATAACAAGTCTACGGTTCTAGTTTGGTTGGTTTTTACATTACAAATCTTCCCCGCAAAACAAGGTGTAAGATGCGAATAACAGAAGCGATCAATGACAACATCCTTGAGATTACCGACGGCACGAGTGTTCTTTCCATTCCGGTGACTACGTGGGGTCATCCGGGTGTGCTGTTAGACAATAACCGTATTCCTGCCGCGAGGATTTGGGCAGAGATCGGAAACGCCATGAAAGAGGGCAAACAAGCAGATAGGGCCATGCTGCTATACGAGGCTAAAAGGGCGGAAGTCTTCAGGCAAACGGCTTCAGCTTGTATCGTATACACGACCACCCCACTTCCTGGTGACCAGGGTATAATGGATCAGGTGTATGCACGGGCAGAACCCCAACGATTCAGGCCCCTGGTAGATCGCTACAAGATCAAAATAGCGAAATCTGAGGAAGGTTTTTCCCCCGAGATTGTTGCAATCATACTTGAAGCCTGCGAGTGCCTTGGCCTATACCCGGTGGGAATGGCCGATGAGCGGGCCTATTTTTGCAAGGATCCTGAGGAGGTTTTCGCAGCTTTTGGATCTCGCAACTTTCTCCGTGTCGCTATCCTGCTTCGGCGGCCCGGATCATCGAGCGAAGAATTGGATTTGGACTAGAAACTCTGGCCAATAGAGCGTATACTAGCCTTAAAAGAACACTCGCTCGCCCAATCAATAAAGAAGAACTACTGTGTATTACAACAACCAATTCTGCGTCGATGACCTCCTCCTGGTGCTTGCCTATGACAGCATGGTCCTTGAGGGCGATGCCCAACCGCAATCCGCCGCCATCGGCCGTTTGTGGGCGCATTGGGAACACGCAGCTTATGGCTGTATGGACTCTGGCCTATGATTCCAAAGCGTCTTGGAGAACCAGATACCTAGTTCATGGACGACCTAGTAGTCGTCCTCGTCTAGGATCGCTACACACTTGAAAGAGTGGGTGGCCTCCCACTTATAAGAATCGATAGGATTCTTAACCAATGGAATACTTTGAAAAATGCAACAAACTTTCACTCAAGCATACAAGGAATGGGAGGCCACATGGATTGATGGGCCACCTGATTATCCATTACCAAAAAAGATTAAAAAAGAAGAACCCGATGACACGGACGATTATTTCGATGACCCACGACTAGACTACGTTCACCCAGGATACTGAGATGTTTGCACTATTTGTTTTAGCCCTCATGGCTTTCTGTTTGTTTATATCGACACGTAATATATCTGCACTTAATTTTCAACAGCTTGGGGACCTCTTTAGACTCGGCTGGTTAGTCGCATTTGCGCTTGGAATTCCACTTCTTGCTTTACAACTACTATGAGAAAACCGCGCACAGAAGAATGGATGGAAATCAAAGAATCCAAGAAAGAAAATGAGAAAAATAGGCGACAAGCCCGGAGAGATAAACGGCCTTTACCAGCGCCTCGTGAAAGGCAAGAACCAAGAGAAGACTAACAGTACGACGACTAAAAGAGTCATGTATGAAAAGCTTCAAAAGTTCCGAAAATGATGGAACATTATATCTAGGGCCACGTGTTTCCGAGCCAGCCCAGGGAACGTTCATCTCAACAGCCGTAGATGGGGCAATTACCATAGCCAAGGGAATTGTTCGTCCGTTGCTATACAATCCCCGTACGGGAGAGTATGAAGAGGAGATGAAGTGCGACGAGGCTGGCTTCGGCAAGCCGCTAGGGGGGAGCGGAAAATTTCACAAATTAGGTGAAATCGGAGAGCAACGTTGCCGCTTGGCCTTGCAGACCGTTTCGTTCAGCGCAAAGGATCCCGCTGCTCTTCTCGACCAAGACTCCTTGCGGTATACTACAAAAACCGCGCTCGACCTTCTCGGCCGTGACAGCAAGCTAAAGATCGAATTTGGTGTCCCGCCAGCCCTTCTGCTTGATCAACTCGCGCCATGGGATGCTTTTAACCGCTTGGAAACGCCTGGAATAAGAGCCATCATTTACGGCTCAACCCTGGTGCCAAGTACTCCATCCGAGCGCTTTGGTGCCTATGATGAGAGGTTTGAACATCAAGAGTTTCCGTGCTTCATGCTACTGAAGGGCTCAGCCCTCAAATTGGCGAAGCAACTCGGTGTCAAGCCGCATGAACTGATGGGCCGGTGGTTCCTGATTCACCGTGATCCAGCTTTGCCAGACGGGACATCCATGTATCCGGCAATGTACACTGGTGTGCTGGAATGGCTCGATGATACCGTTCGTGCTATCTATGGCATCATCCTTAACCCAGCTTCCAAACACTGGAAAGCCGGAGGTGGAGATTTCGATGGGGATAATGGGGTAATTTACGCCCCAAGCGCGGTCTTGCTTCCCAAGGGAGCCGTATCCAGACCGGACTATTTGGCTCCTGAAGCAAAGCAATACGCCTCTGACGACGTCGGTAAACAAATGATCGAAGCTGCTGCATCGACAGTGACAGGTAGGCTAGGTCCTACTATCCTCGCTGCTATGCGGCTGATCGAACGCGGTCTGGCCGACGAACATCTGCGCGGCATATTGGCAGGCGTCGCTCAAGCGTCGGTACAGGCTAAGAAACATCCGGTCGATAACGCAACAGTCGAGTCTCAGTTCCTCATGTTGATGGAATTGGTTCGACAACATGGGGCTGAAAAGCCATTTATCACGGACTTTATCAACAAGCTCAAAAACGTCGGAGGACTAGAGAACAAGCGCCTGGCATGGATCGCCTTGATAAATGCTGTAGAAATCGGTACCTGGGATGAGGGTACGCTATTCGAGCACGCCCTGGCCAATCGCGCCCTGGTACTAAACCAACTCTTCACAGACGTGGAGTTCTTTCGTAACCAGGCTAATGCTCGCCTACCAAACTCGATCCTAGAAGGTGCAAGAGCGGCCTGTAATCCGCTTGCCGCTTCGGCAATGAAGAGCCTAGCCCTGAATTACCGCACTTTGGCATCCGACCTCGGAGAAGCCGCTGGTGCAGAAGAGATCGAAGATGAAGCGCTACGTGAAGGCTATAAGGCCGATCTGATCGAACAGCTTAGAACGATACGTGGGCAGTTTGAGATTGCCAGTTTGACGGGTTCGATTGGTGGAGAGAAATTCTCCACCGAAGATGCCAACATCGCTTTGATCGCGTTCGGCCCGCCTCGTCTTAGCGCGAGGTTTGCCCCCCCGGAGCTTTTCCAACGGTTTGGCAAACAAACTGCGAGATTGATCACCATGATCTGCGATACTGGATGGGTGAATGGCGCATACAAGGTAGCGGACTTGAAGCCCATTCCTGCAACAGCGGCAGAGTTCCACCGTTTTACAGACGGACACGAAAAAGTAAATGTTGAGGTAATAAGGGCCTCTCCAAACTCTTGTCGTGTATGTTTGACTCTGGTATAATAACGAAGCTCAACAAGACTAGAGATCTTGTTGAGCTTCTATTGAGGCTTTCACTTTAACCGCGGAGCTAACCATGGCTGAATTAGGTATAACCAAGACCATAAAGAATACGCCAAACAAAACAACCTCCCGTCGTTTGGTGAAAAAAGTTAACAAGGGCGGATCAGCGACAGATGGTAAAGCAAAAGGAAAAACTTGTACACGCTCGGAAATGAAAGACTGGTATTGTAATTGCAAATCTTACAAAGACCCTAAATATGGCGAATATTGCCAAGCAATAGATGCCTTAAACAAATGAGCAACATGCTCAACCATGTTAAGCGTGGAGAAGCACTGTGAATGAAACAGTATATACTTTAATGGAAGATTTTCTCTTCTGTTTCCCTGGTAGTATAAAACCAACAGAGTCTTTGGAAGACTATCTGTATTTGAGTGATGAAGAACTCTGCGAGTATGCCGACGATCTTGAAGTCACCTTCGGCATAACTATTACAGATGACGACATCAGCTCTTGGAAGATTATGTCCGACATCGAAAAGACTGTGGCTGATCTTGTGAAAAAGAAAACGTCTTAGAGTGCGCTGTCGCGCTTAATCGTTTTTCTGATCACTCTATCTCATCGAGTACCCTATGTCCAACCTCCTGATCGACATTCTGAACGACAAACCTGTTGAAATCGACGCCATCACCCAGATTGGTGCGAGCCAAGAAATGGTTATTCGCACTCCCCTGGTGGATATCACCCTGAAGACGGCCCACATCGGCGATGTCGCTGTCCGTGGCGACCGAGGGCTGCTGCCCCTGAATGTTATCAACGCGCTTGCGGACAAGATCGTCGTTCAAATTGCAACCATTGTCCGCAAGCTTCAGGTTGCAATCGACGGAGAAGATGCCTTTATTGACGGGACGGCAACGCCCGTGTTTTCCATGTTTGCGGTAGCCGACGGCATTGTCGTGATGCACCCGGAGTTCGAGCACAAAATCACGGGTGATAAGATCGCCGGATTCAAGTTGGAATTCGCTGAGATTTCGGCGTGCGTCGAATCGGTTTTGAGCATGGGGTTGCAGCGTGACGCGTTCTTTCCGCATGCCCGCGATTCTATTCAATTCGCCTGGAACGCGACGAGTAGCACGCCCATCATGCCGGTTAACAAGACACCTGAGGCCCTGACAGCTGCCTTAACGCAAGCTATTGCGTATCGTGTACATACCGGTCCTAACTTCCGCGCCCTTCAGTCTAATGTTGCCAGCCGTCGTGCTGGCGGCAAGACTATCAGTGCAACTGGCACCATGAATGCTGCCACTCTCCTTCAGATCTAGGTCATAATCATGCGCGCCAAAAAAGCAAAAGCGCTTCGAGCAATGTTCAAGCACGGATACCCTGAACTGGTAGGGACCGTCACGAGCTACGTGGAAACAACCAAAGGCGGTAACTTCCTGATCCGGATCGACTATACGACGACACCGCCAATTCCTATCATCGGCAAACGAAACAACACGCTTAAGCTGAGCGATGAATGTCTACGTGGTCTGTGCCAGCGGGTAAAGAGAACGCTGGCGCACAACAAGAGCACCATCTGATCGAGCTTAGCTAGCCTTCGGGCTAGCTTTTTTCAACCCTAAATGTGGTGAATAAAAATGGCGCTAGAAACTGAATTCATACCGGCTGAAGAAGCGCGCGAACTTTCGAGGCTTTCGGTGAATGTAACTCGGCAAGACTTGAAAGATGCTATAAAAATAGCCATCGTTCAAGAAAAGACTTTTGTTCGCTGGCCTGATGCGCTGCCACTCAGCATTCGGGCCGAACTTCATAAGGCAGGCTATGCAGTAACCAGTGGCTGCACAAATGACCAAAAGCTTGGTCACTTGTATCGCGGTAAAACAACCTACTTGGAGAAACAAACAAATGACAGACATCGACATTTCTGGACTTGACAAGGTAGATGTTCTACGCAAGCTCTACGATGCGGCTAAGCCTCTTGGCCTGGATATCTTGCACTTCGATCCTGCGCCCATGACGGAGGAAGAAGCCAGAAGCCTGTTAGACCAATACAACTATTTTGACTATGTTCATGGCCGCGTTATGAGAGTCGAAATTGAAGGCGATAGCCTCGATCCTCGGCTATACGACCGCGACAACGGCCCTGGTGCAGCAGCTGCTGCACTCGCTGCCTGACAACCCACAACCTACAACCTGAGATCCAACACTATGTTCGCATTTGGCGACCTTTTCTTAATCTATGCCTTCATCGCTCTCGTTCGTGGTGGCTATATCCACAAGAGCCAGGGTATTTCGGCGCAAAACTCCTTCAAGATCGCCCTCCAATGGCCGGTCAATGCCGCCACCTGGCTCTACAGCAAGTTCCCGGAGAAGCAACATGGCTGAGAAGAATAAAGCTGATCTTAACGCTGAGATCGATAGTGTAAAGCTCGAGCTCGCCACGCTTAAGACCGCGATTATCACAGCTCTGGAATTCGCTGAAGATAACGACTTCTTCGAAGACATGTGCGATGACGGGACTGACCTGGTTGCAAACCTGAATAAGCTTCTTTTCAGGGAGTTTGACCCTCCGGAGGACGGTGAAATCTGCGTCGTGTTGAGCTTCAAGGAAGACGCTCTCCCGTATGCCGTTCAAACTTGGCTACGCAAAAACGTTAATAGCGGGGATAGCATCGACGCAGATGTCGTTGTCGAAGTGCTCGGCGAGTATATCAAATACGTTGAGCTCATTCGGGATTGAGCGAAACCGTAGTACCACATTGTGACAAAATGTGGTACTATTACTTACTTGTATGGTTACCCAAGCTGGTTGACGGGGACGGACTGTAAATCCGTTGGTCTTGATGGCCCACAGTTGTTCGAATCAACTACCATACACCAAGTTTCTGGGACGAAGTCGTGCGTTACCTAAATTACTGACACTCGCATGATAAATCAATTATCCCAACCGTTTTTTGCGGATATCGTATAGTGATATTACCTTAGCCTTCCAAGCTAATGACCGGAGTTTGATTCTTTCCGTGTCCGCTCCAAGAATACTCGTTCTCAACTGCTAGTCTGACGAACGGTAATATTAATGACTAGCTGAAGGGTTGCTACAATAAAACCTTGTGGTGTAAAAGCAACATTAACCACACTATTCTAGGATGATGAGGCGCTTACTTTACAGAAAAACGTGGTGTAACCCACTAGGAGAATTCTAGACGTCTCCATGTAAGCGCGTTTTGATTTTAGGGCCGTTCTTGATGGGTTATCCTTCTAAGATACAACCCCAGCATAACTAACTAGCCCTTCCATCTCGGTGCCTGGTTCATTGGCTGATCGCATGGTTTGGGACCATGACTAAGGGGGTTCGATTCCCTCGGCGCCGACCACACAACGTGTATAAAAATGATAGACAACGAACTATTTAACGATGACATTTCAGACGAAGAACTTTTCGCTTTGATCGACAACATACAGGAGAAAGCATTTGACTTTCACGAGGATTTAGATTATTATTATAATCCTCTGCACTAATCCGATATAACTCAGTTGGTAGAGTAGCTGCCTGTTAAGCAGTTTGTCAGAGGTTCGAAACCTCTTTTCGGAGCCAGTTATGAGGGGATGGCGAAATTGGTAGACGCACCGGTATATATAAAATTGTATATCGATATATTTACCCATTACAAATGGGTCGATAGACTTACATAATAATAGGAACCGGTTCACTTAATAGTGAAATTGCAGCTTCGAAACCTGCTCCCCTCACCTTTTTAAATGGGACTGTAGCTCAGCTGGTAGAGCAGCCGTCAAAAACATGCGCCATCCAAACTTGACAAATAGTCCGGATTTGGTGTATTATCACAACAGCATGTCAGAGGTTCGAAACCTCTCAGTCCCAACTAATTACGGACATTAAGCTACGACGGTAGTGAACGGTTCAACCCCGTTGATGTCCACCGAATATATGAGTAAAACGGAATAGCCTTGATCGGTCTCTAGGGAATTAACAAGGTCTTGTTCTATAAGTAGCCATCTACCGCTCGCGGGCGTAAGATAGAAATAGAAATATTGATCTAGAGACACTTAAAATTTAGCGAGGTGGAGAAGTGGTTATCTCATGGGTCTCATAAACCTAAGATCGCGCGTCCGAATCGCGCCCTCGCTACCAAACAATGCGGAATATTTAGACTAGGATCCCACCTATAACCACTGGCCGGTGGAGTTTATTTATTTCGCACCAAACAATGCGAAAACGGGACCTACATCTTTAGCCAAACACGGCCGGTAGATTATCCCTTATTTTCGCGCCAATTTCTGGAGTAGTAGCTTAATAGTAGAGCGTTAAAAGTGCATTGCAACATCTTGACCGTCCAAACCCGGTACGATAGTGATGTATTCTCATCTGTAAAATGAACGATCCTCGTGCAAATCGAGGCTACTCCACCAATTTCAGGGCCGTCCAGTTTTGCTTTATCATTAGGCGATCAAACAGCAAAACTATCTTTAGCCCTACAAAATATGGCTCTGTCGTCTAAAGGCTAGGACATGTGATTGTCTATCACATTACCGGGGTTCGAAACCCCGCAGGGTCGCCAAACTAATGCTACCATCGTCTAATAAGAAAAGCCAACGGTCTTTAGGGCCGGGGATTAAAATAAAAATCTCTATGGTAGTACCGTTTTGTCATCATCGCTCAAGAAATTGATCATTTAGGTGAGAGAGTTGTTAAAGGGCTTGTCTTACAAAACGCCCTTTATCCGTTTGCCACACCTCGGCTTGTAAGAAGACCGGTGGGAGAATATGCTAGGATAAATAACCCCACAGGTGACGAATTTTTTCAGGGGGTTTTAACCTACTAAAATGCCAGGCGGGAGGCTCGTGTACTCAATTTTAGGACCACGGGGGCGGCTTGTTGCTTCTAGCGAATATACTCCGCAAGCTAGTTGAAAATGTAGGAAATAATCAGAGGTCTACTATGAGTAGGTGCTCTCATCAGAGGCCAATGTCAAAAGATCATTTGTATCATTCTCGATATAATAAAAGTGACCCCGTTCGTAAGGCTATTCGTAGAGCTATTATGCACGGACATGTAGTAAGTGCCCAAGCAGCGCGGGATCAAAACTACATTCATAAGTACACTCCAGCACAAATATGGCGGATGATTCTGTCTGAAGAGATAGGAGATCCAACAAACGAGAGACATTGGCTAAAGTGGACTTATCCAAGAACGCGTTTGCTTTTCTTACGCAGCATCAACCAGCTTGCTGCGAGCGTTTTACCAAAATAAGGCAAGGACAGTTCTAACTAGGACTGGCCGTGAAACTCCTAGCATAGTAGGAGCTTGCCGAATAAACTATGCAAATGTTTCTGGGGCCGATAGTGTTTGATTATCTTGACAACATCCGAACTAACCATTCGAATTAAAGACTAGGCTACAACCGAGATACTTGTAGACCTTGAACTCTCAAACACAGCGCTTTGCCCGCTCCAAATGTTGAGTGTAGCTTAATTGGTAAAGCCTAGGACTGTGATTCCTAGAAATACGGGTCCGAAGCCCGTCACTCACCCCGTTTTAGGGCCGTAGTCAGAGAATTATCTTCCATGACTTAGTCGTCAGACTATGAAAATCCTCTTTGACGCTTTTAGCCTTCTCTTTTTTAGGGCCGATTTTCAAACGTTACCACCTGTAATGATAAACCGTTTGATAATTAATTAGCCCTTCTTTCAACCAACCAACCAACCAACGTTAAGGTGTTATTATGTCCGGTCCGTACGCAAACTTCGCTCGCTCATATTCTACAACTCCACAAACGCAGGTCATTCCTGGTAGAGAACGGGAAATGTCGCTTAACAATGCCCATGGCATGACCTTTACAATTTCTCCACTTAAACAGTTCGAACGTTTTCTTATTCTTGGAAGTTCCGGAGGTACATACTACGCAACAGAACAGAAACTGACTAAGGACAACGCTAAAGTAGCCGTAGATATTTTCTCCGCTCCTTCAGACATCGGTGTTGAAGCTATTCAGCTACTCAAGCAAATCTCGGTGGAAGGCAGGGGTCCTAAAGTAAGTCCAACCTTGTTTGCTTTGGCCTTGGCCTTCTCGCATGGAACTCTGCCTGTACGTCATGAAGCCATGAAAGTATTTTCTTCTGTAGTACGGACTCAGAGCCATTTGTTTGAGTTCATCAGCTATGTGAATCCACTTAGAGGCTGGGGACGTGTTTTACGCGAAACTGTTGCCTCGTGGTATACATCCAAGACCCCAGATCAACTCGGCTATCAATTCACCAAGTATCGCACTCGTAACGACTGGTCCACAAAAGACGCACTACGTATGGCGCATCCAGTCCCAAAAGATGCTGAAATGAATGATCTATTCAAGTGGGCGGTTGGAAAAGTAGTTGCGGATGAGTCAATGCTTCCACAAACTGTCCAAGCTCATATCAAGGCAATGGCTAGCCCAGATAAGCCAAATATCGCGCTGATAAATGATTTTGGGCTCACAAGAGAGATGGTTCCGAATACCTGGCTCAATAGCGTCTCCGTCTGGGAAGCCTTGCTCCAAAAGATGCCACTCCATGCGGCGCTTAGAAACTTATCGAAGATGACGAATATTGGCTTACTTCAACCAAATAGCGAAGCAACAAAGTTGGTGATCTCCAAACTACAGGATGCAGAAGCTTTACAAAAAGCGCGTGTACATCCTTTCTCAATCCTTCTGGCTCTTACAACCTATCAGGCAGGGCGCGGTGTAAAAGGTTCTTTAACTTGGACTCCGGTTCAAAAGATAGTAGATGCTCTGGATGCGGCTTTCTACCTATCTTTCAAAAACGTTGCTCCGACAGGAAAGAAAATCCTGTTTGCCATGGATGTCAGCGGCTCGATGGACGGTAGCATGGTCGCAGGAACGCATATGACTGCAAGAACTGCCTCTGTTGCCTTTGCTATGGCAGTCGCGCGTCTGGAAGAAGACTACGAGTTCATGGCCTTTTCGACGTCTTTTATTCCGCTCAACATCAGCCCTAAACAACGCTTAGACGATATAATTCGCCAAACTAATCGATTACCGTTCGGCGGAACTGATTGCAGTCTCCCCGTGGTTTGGGCTAAACAGAAGCAACGGAACTTTGAGACTGTAATTATCGCGACGGATTCAGAGACTTACGCCGGCCGTATTCAGCCAGTACAAGCTTTGCGCGAATACCGCCAGCAAGTAGGCCACGACGTGAAGTTAGTAGTCATGGGCTTGACTGCGACTAATTTCACAATCGCTGATCCAAAAGACTCCGGAATGCTGGACTGCGTTGGGGCTGATGCGAGCCTTCCTCAGATTGTGTCCGATTTCATCGCGGAGAAAATTTAACTGCGAGGAACCGTGCACTAAGGGCCTAGGCATGTTAAAATGCTCTTTTTGGGAGATAAATATGACTAGGCCCTTAGAACTTACCGGTAGAGCTTTTGATCGATTAACCGTTTTAAACCGAGGGCCAAATTCGAAGAACGGCAGGTCACGCTGGAAGTGTGTTTGTGTTTGTGGAAAAGAGTTTGAGACAACTGGAACACAGCTTGTAACTGGAAATACAAAAAGTTGTGGTTGTCTAAAAACTGAACTAGCGAAACAAAATTGTACACATGGAGAAGCAAGACGAGGGGCTAAAGGACAGTTATACAGTACTTGGTTAAACATGCGCCAGCGTTGTTCTAATCCCAAGAATGTCAGTTACTTAGATTACGGAGGGAAAGGAATAGCGATTTGCAAGGAATGGGACGACTTTACAAAATTTCGTGACGATATGGGCCAAAGACCGCCTGGCTATTCCTTAGAACGTTTAGATGGTTCTAAAGGGTATTCAAAGGATAATTGTGTGTGAGCCTCAAATGCTACGCAAGCTAGAAATAAGTCCAACTCTGTATTTTATACCTTCAATGGTAAGACTCAATGCAAAGCAGATTGGGCAAAAGATCTAGGAGGATGTTCAACTCTCATCACTACACGGCTAAAGCTAGGTTGGAGCCTAGAAAAAGCATACACTACGCCACGTACCTTAAACTAATCCTGGAGAACCTTCACCATAAACGGTGCGGTGAAGTAAATAAATGATGTGCCGCGACAAGTTCGGAGAGACGAGCAAAAACCTTCGTGTGCGTCCTCGCGAAGTAAAATAAAGTTGGGACGCGGCTGTTTCATGATGACCTCCGTTGACCTCGGAAAACCTTCGTAGACGCAAAGCGCGAAGTAAAATAATGCTCAGCTTGTCCCGAATAGACGGGAATTTAAGATCCTTCGTTAGTTATCGGCGCGAAGTAAAAGAAGTCTGATTTTCTAGTTACACGAAGAAAAAAGCCGTGTAATGTAGTAGGATCCTTCGTATGAACAAGCGCGAAGAAAAATAAGGCCAGTTCTACGTCTCATTTAATTACGAGAAGTAACCTCCTCGTTGGGCCCAGCATAGTAGCGAGGCTAAACAAGTCCATGCTTGGCAGCCAGGAAAGACTGGCACAACCCCTTTTAACCAACCACGAGCATAAAACTATGGGTCTTCTAGACCGTTTCACTACTCAACTCAAATCTGGCCAGGCCAAGAAAGTTAACAAGGACGTGTTCGAAGCCATCGCTGCTGCCTTTATCCTAGTGGCTGCGGCTTCCGGTGGCATCAGCAAAGATGAGTTGAAGAATGGCCAAATCACCCTGGCCAACCACAACAAGATCAAGGGTGCCTTTAGTGCATCCGACGTTTCCAAGATCGTGATTGCCTATGCCACTAAGATCGAAGCGAGTCCGATGGCCGGTAAAGCCGCGTTGCTGCGTGAGATCGGCGATTTGCGTAACGCCGAAGGAGATGATTCTGTCGCTGATTGTGAAGATGTTTTCCTAATTGCATATGACATCGCCGCCAGTGACGGTGAGGTAGACGCCACTGAGACAGTAGTTCTGAAGCAGATCGCTACTAAACTAGGCCTCACCTACGAAGACTACGTAGTGTAGTCACCCTTAGCCCGTAGGATCTCCTACGGGCCTCTTTTTAACAAGATGCCATAATATGCGCGAATATGCCATTCCAGCACTCCTGGGTCTCGCTGCTGTGATCCTAGTAGGTGGTACTTTTCAGGACTTCTTCAATAAAGAACGGATAAATCCTATCACTAAGAGGACGCCGCAACTCTCGGTCGTGGAAGGGATGTATGACTCTGACAATAATGGTTGGGGATCGTGCTCTATCTACATCAATGGACAACGAGTAGACAACCTTGAATGTAGCACCGCCTATTGGATAAACTTCGGCTGTAAAGCCAAAGTTGGCATAATGAGTGGCGGTAACCCCGCTGACTCAAGCCAATAAATATAGGCATTTCAAGAGAAACTAGTTTCGTTTTGCCAACAAAACCTTAACGCAAGTACTTCAGTCTTTTGTCGAAGACACTGTGCCACAACAACAGGATGATAACATAGTGCTACAACCACTTAATTCTAACTCCTACATCCGTGAGATCATCATAGATGATCCGCTGGTAGATCCTCCACCGCCTGGTCTTCTTTTCCAGGACTTCCTCAATAAAGAACGGATAAATCCTATCACTAAGAGGGTGCCGCAAAAGAACACCATTGAAATCAACGATGAAATCAACGATGTTCTACGTGCAGCCTACCGACCAATTCTTCCACCGCCTGTCATTGTAGATCAACTAATCCCATCAGTTGACGATGTACGCATTGACGAGAATGACTCCAGCGTAACGACTGAAGTAGGTACAAGACCACTGCTAACGGATATCATCTGGGTTCAGGATATTTCCGGTTCAATGGGCAATATACTAACCGACGCCGTTGGCAGCTTTAACACCTTCATTGAAGAGCAAAAACTACTATCTGGTGAGTGCTATGTTACATTGATCGCGTTTAGTGCAGCCTATACTGTGCTATATAACCGCGTTCAGCTCAAGTATGTCCAGCCCCTGACGATCGGGTACAGCAACAACCAGGTTTATGCTAGCGGATCTACATCCCTCCTGGATGCCGTCTTTAAGGCGCTTACGGCCCTCCCAGACTACTTCCATGTAATGGTCAGGATCATGACCGATGGGGAGGAAAATTCCTCGAAGGAAACAACGAAGGAAGCCATCAAGGAACTAGTCGCTAGAAAAGTAGCAGCAGGTTGGGATATCGGTTACGTTGGTGTTGGAATCAACGCTTTCTCCGAAGCGAGCACTCAACTAGGTTTGGCCACCAGCCAGATAATGCAGACAAAGCGCACTTCGGAAGGTCTTAAATCATATGCTACCGCATATTCGTTAGAAGCGAAAGGGTTTAGAGGACATTGAAAGTAATAAGCACTTAGCAAACCGGTAATGCGGCGGATTGCAAATCCGTTATACCCAGTTCAATTCTGGGAGTGCTTTCAAATTCTTCGGCTGGTGGAATGGTATACACGTGGCGCTTAGAACGCCATGCCGTAAGGCTTGAGAGTTCGAATCTCTCGTCGAAGACAAATAACGGCCGTGTGGTGGAAATGGCGGTACACGGAAGATTTAAGATCTTCTAGCCTTAACGGCTTGCAGGTTCGAACCCTGTCACGGCTACCAACAAACTAACAAACTGAGAACCATAGTGCGTGTTCAAACAAACTGCCTTACACAAACCGTAATTATTGAATGCGGTTCTTGTAGCCAAGACAATCCTTGCGGCCAAGAAGTCATGCCAACTGTGAAAAAGAAACCTCGCCCAAATGCTGAAACGATTAGCCACTGGGGGGATCTATATCTCAAAGGCTGGTCCTTTGTACAAATCCACACGAAATTTCACCAGTGGTCTTTACCGACCATCGTGAACAATGTCTACAAACACCTGTACTTCCGTGAGGTAAAGAAGAATGAGGAACTAAAAAAGCGTTTGGTAAACTTGCGCCACAACACGGAAAATACCGCAAAAGGGTTTGAACTGGCGTTGGAGCATCTTCGCGAAGAAAATAAACGATGGAAGGCCCAAAGTAATCAACCTCTGATCACGGCAGACAAATTCGCCGGCGATCTCAACGCCTTTGCAAACAGGATCATGTGATGAAAATACTGCGAAAAAAACCTAACCATACTGTCGAGTCAGCGAAGAAAAAGGAAGCTTTAGAGTGGTTAAAACAAGAGCTTATAAAGACAGGAATTATGGAGGATAGTGCCGATCGACTCTCGGAAATGATTATCTCCGGCGTATGCTACAGGCTCAATCATCCAAGATATCTGATCGATACCTACTTCTTTATCCGAGAACGGCTGACGAGGTGGGGTGCACTCAAACTGGTATGGTTCTTAATGTGGCGATATCCACATCTGTAAGAAAAAACAAGGGTGTAAGCGTGTAATCTAGAAAGATTCTTACTTACACCCGTAAGCCATTGATTCTTTTGCTCTTAGTAGAGAAAAGGAGTTGTAGGTAGTTTTTCTACAAAAGTTAAAGTTTTTTTTCTAAAAAACAACAACAACCCCGGTTCTGGTTTAGTTAGTTTTTACATTACAAATCCGAAGAGGGTCTAACCATAAAGGCAGAAAACCTGTGGATAAACAGAGAGCTTACTGAAAGACTAAATGGTGAAGGTGGTAATCTAGATGGAGCCATCGCTTGCATGTACAGGTTCTCAAAAACTGGGAAGTCTACACGATCTAGCGGCAAGCAGGGCTCGAAAGTGTTAAAATAGAGCCTTCGTCCCCGCTCTAGGTGAGAACTATGCCAGCCGTTTTGACTGATACTTTTTCGGTCTTACTATTGCTTTGTATAAAGCGGACGATCATTCCAAAAGGGGAAAATTAGTATGATACGTTTGACTTTCTTGTCGGCAGAAAAAAGACTAACAAAAACCTTAATACTGAAAGCACCAGGAGAATGGAGTTCTATACCATACCCATTAGTATCAGCATGTACCAGCCATGATGAATCGATCAACACGATCGAAGAATTTCATACGGTGCTTGTTAAGCACTCAACTGATGGACACGCCCTCCTACGCGGCAATTTAACCAGAGCAATTAGACAAGAATCTCGGGCGGGACTTACCGCAGCATCAACAACTGAATGGTTAGTCATTGACTTTGATGGATTTGAACTAGGCCGTCAGTCAATTGATGACGTTCTAGTGGATCTTGGTCTAGGTTCTGTGGATTACATTCTTCAGTATTCAGCTAGTCATGGAATCAAAGCAGGTTTGTCAGCACATGTTTTCATGCTGCTTGAGAATACTATCGCGCCAGAAGCTTTGAAACTGTGGTTAAAATCAAAAAACCTAACTATCTCAGCGATAAGGAATCAAATATCCTTGACAAGGACTGGTATGGCTTTGCATCTACCCGTGGATATTTGCGTAGCAGATCTTAGTAGGTTGATCTACATTGGAGTTCCAACTATCTCAGGCGGACCTGACCCTGTGGCCGAGCGTATTACGCTGGTAAAAGGTACAAGACGAAAAGCTACCATCTCGGGAGATATCCCGGGTGGGGTTGATGCGCAAGCTATGGAGTTATTGCTTCAGCTGCGAAAAACAAAAGGGCTAGTTGAAAGGAAATTCACGACAAAGTTTGTAAAATCTGAGTCTATTGAAGTATTAGCTAATCCAGATAAGCTATCTGTAACTGGCGAAAAGGCAGATGGTATTTTTACGCGTACCAACATTAATGGAAGTGCTTCGTGGGGCTACTACTATTTAACAGCTAATCCGGAGATTCTGCATAACTTCCGCGGAGAACCGCCAGTTCTACTTAAGGAATGCGCCACAGAATACTACAGAATTGCGAAGAACCGAGCTAAAACTCTTAAACTTGAGGCGCATAACCCAAAAAACGAAGTAAACAAGGTTCAACGCTGGCTCATAAATAGGGCAGATACAGGACAGTATCAAAAAATTACTCTCGAGTTAGCAAACGGCGTAAAGGTTGAGCCGTGTCCAACTTTAAAACATGCTAGTGATTGGTGCACGCTGCATGGATTGCCAATGCCAGAGGTTATCGAAGACTGGTCAGTCTCGTTTACTCCAACGAGTACGGAGATTGTAAATTCTGAAACAAAAACAATCAATACATATCGACCTACTACGTATCGCATAAACTCTGTGAATAATGGTCAGCCAATACCGCCAACATATTGGGATCTAATTCTTCATGTCTGTGGAAACGATGCGGAAGCGGCATACTATTTTTTGAACTGGCTAAGTTACATCTGGCAAACCGGTAAGCGACCAAAGACCGCATGGGTCCTCGGTGGAACATATGGCACAGGCAAGGGAAGACTCATACGAACCCTGAAGATGCTGTTTGGGGCCCATTGCGTGGTTACTGGACCAGAGGGCATCGAGGATAAGTTCAATGGTCATTTGAAGGAAGCACAGATAGTATTCTTGGATGAGCTAACCACGGATTCATGGGATGCTAACAAGATGACTCCAAAGCTTCGGAGTCTTATCGATGGCGAATCTGGTATGAGAGAAATGCGGAAGGCATGGGAAAATGCCGAGTTGTACTTTGGATTGATCATTGCGGGTAATGAGCACAACGTGGTGGAGATTCGCTTTCAAGATAGGCGATTCAATGTGGCACCTAGACAGGAGATCCCATTAGTAGAAGCGCCTTGGGTGTATGACGAGTATGAACTATTCGATGATGAGCATGGGTTCCTCTATCAGCCTCAGAATCTTCAAGATTTTGCCAATGGTCTTTACAGCTATGCTGTTGACGTTGTCAAAGTTAGAAGACCTTTGGCTAATAAGGCCAAAGAAGCTATCATGCGAGTTACACAAAGTCTTCCGGAAGATATTGTCCAAGCACTCGACGCTGGTAATGCTGGTTTCTTTGCTGAATATGTTCCGCCACTAGGACCAGTTCCAGCGACAATGGAGACCATAATGTATACTGGGATTGTCGAAAAAATGATGCGTGGCGGAAAAGTCGCTTTATCTCTCAAAGAGCTAAGCCGCATATTCGAGTTTCTGGCCGGTTGGGCTAGCGACAAACCCGGTAAATTCACAAAGGCTTCGGCAAGATTCGGCCTTGATCTACGCGGCAAAACCGCTAGAGAAGGGAATGTCGTCTTCGCTGGCACATACTTTGTATTTCATCCAGGAGATGAAGACAAAGCACGTTGGGCACAGAGAGAAAGGAAACTCGAAGTAGTTCGCGACGTTCGGGAAAAATAAGAGTGCGCTGTCGCGCTTAATTGCTTTCATAAGGAGACAACAAATGAACAAGCAAAATACTAACCCTACTATCATGCTAGCTACTTAGTTGCTTATCGAACTCGTTTTTGCTACGTCCAAAAACTCAAGTTACAACACATGTTCTTTTCCTAATATAGAATACAAACAAGCATATGTAGTAGCAGAATTTCACAATCTACCATGTCAAGAGGCCTATTATAAATACCAAGCGGCGAGATTAGAAGAAAGACACGATGCTGCAGAACATTTAGACGCAGTACGATTTTCTTTTGCCAAGAAGTGGTATGCCGCAAATGTAAAGGAAGAAGCTGACATACCACCACTTCCAGATCCACCAACAACAGAACTCGAAAATCTTATAGCATGAACCTACAACAAGCACTAGTAATCATTCTCGCGGAACTAGATAAGCGAGAAATTAATCACACTCCAGCAGAATTTCTAGTAGCAAAAGCAATTGCCAAACATCATGCTACTAACTCAAATGTAGAAATAACAAGCATAGGAGTATCAAAAAATACTCTGATAAATGTTAATGGAACGTGGATTCGGCACACGCTAGGGGGCTAAAATGAACTTACAACAAGCACTAGTGATCATTCTCGCGGAACTAGATAAGCGCAAGAAGTCACCTCATAGTCTCTTAGACTTCTGGGAAGCAGAGAAAATAGCCGCTCAATACGTTGCTAATGAAAACGAGAAACTATATGTTGCTGAAACCAAAAAGGCACAAAACAGAATGTTCACATGCTATGGAGTATGGACACGCCGCACAGGAAGAGGTTAAATGCATATAAGTTATAATGGATTTATTGCGCCATATACTTTTCAATGCCCAAGAAGTTTTTTCTTCAAAAACATTCAAAAAGTACTTATAGCAAAGTCTGAAGAGGAATTAAATGCTGAAAAAGAACCTTCAAGAAGAGTACGAGGAATTCAACTACATAATGATGTCGCGGCTTATCTAAAACATGAAATAGATGAATTTCCATACATTACTGATACGATTGCATTTTTTCATGACTTACCACAAGGAGAAGTTCAGATTGAAGTACAAGATTTCTTTGACACGGGGTTTAATCCAATTCCATGCAAACCCGAAGGAGATTATGTATCTTCTAGAATAGACTGTGCGTGGACAGGTCCTACAAAAGTGCTGATCGCTGATTGGAAATTTGCAAATCCAGATTATGGTTTAACGCGCTACAGAGATGAGTTAGAATTTTTTTTGGTAGGACAAAGCGCAAAGCACCCAGAAATCGGTGAATGGCAACTAGTCTTACATTTCCCAGAGAATGACTACACTGTCCCTCTTCCTACCTATGGATATAACAGTGTAGCAAGATTACAACAAAATTTTTTGTCGCGCATAGACATCATTATGGAAGATAAATTTTACCGCCCGATTCCATCACAGTTTAGGTGTGGATTTTGTCCTTACCGCAGTCATGATTCTGGTGGTTCGGGCCATTGTAAATTTACCGTTGTTTAAGAGGATACTATGTCTGAGAGAAGACTAGCAACAATACGACGTATCGCAGAAATTAATCCAATTGAAGGCGCGGATAGTATCCAGGTCGCCAGAGTAGATGGCTGGATGTGTGTTGTAAAAAAAGATGATTTTAAGACCGATGAATTAGTGCTATATTTTGAGGTGGATAGTTGGGTACCAACAGAACTCGCTCCATTTCTTACAAAACCTGGGCATTCTCCAAAGGTTTTTGAAGAAGTTCAAGGTGAAAGACTACGTACAGTTCGCTTACGTGGACAATTATCACAGGGACTGCTGCTAAAACTTCCTGATTGGCCGCATGCCAAATTTGTCGAGGGCATGGACCTCACTGAGCTACTCGGCGTGCTTAAGTGGGAGCGCGCACTACCCGAAAATATGAGGGGTTTAGGTAAAGGCAATTTTCCATATTTTGTACATCGCACAAGTCAAACGCGTATACAAAATATTCCTGAGGTACTACTTGACCAAGAGACTAAGTATGAAATCTCTCTGAAAGTTGATGGAAGTTCAATAACAGGCTATTTAAAAGATGGAGTAGTTGGAGTCTGTTCTCACAACATAGATCTAAAAATGGATCCCGAAAATTCAGGGAATGCGTTCATACATGCGGCACAGAATTCAGGGATCATTAAGGCACTAGAAGCCTGTGGTCGAAATCTTGCAGTACAAGGAGAACTTGCAGGACCAGGGGTTCAAAGAAATAGAGCAGGTTATCTCAATGTACAAATTTACATCTTTGACATTTGGGATATTGACAACCAGTGTTATTTACCGCATATTGAACGTACGGCATTTTGCGAAGCACATTTTTTGAACCATGTTCCTACTCTTGGGTTGAATTTTACACTGCCTGAATTAGGTATTACAGATATGGAATCAATTCTAGCTTTGCCGGAGTTAATTAACCGGACAAAATTTCCTTCTATGCCTTCAATTGAAGGGTTGGTATTCAAATCGGCAGATGGTGCGACGTCATTTAAGGTTATTAACAACGAGTACTTACTGAAAAACGATGGTTAACACAATTGCAATAACAGCACCTACTCTTAAACACCAAGACATTGGGTACAGAATAAAGATCTTTGATTATCCAACCTATAAGTACAGTGTACCGACGGGATTAATCACTAGTTGGTTCTGCGACTACATAGGACTTGGTGACGGGCACAAGATTCATGGCACATTAGCTGGTGCTAAACGAAGTGCTGCACGGAAAAATCTACTACGATATGAGGTGTGGAAACTTCACATCGGTGATTCTTCCAGCAGCCTACTTTATTTTCTACCTGAAATAGTGTTTTTTAAATATGTATAAGCACTTCGATCTCAATTAATTAACCAAATTAGGAAAAACAATGGAAGAAGATAATAATTGGAGTTTTGATCAAATTGCTGATGCAGTAAAAGAATGGGGATACAATAAAAATATCGTACATCCCGGAAACATGAAGCGTCAATTTGATAAGTTTGAATCAGAAGTAGTAGAATTCAAGGAGGCTTTTGAAGATCTGCAAGTAAATGCATCCGAGGAAAACTATACTAAATGGCTCTTAGAGTTAGGTGATGTTCTAGTTACATTAGTCATGGTAGCAGCCTGCGATGATACTGATCTTAGAGATGCCTTGTTTGCTGCTTATAATAAGATTCAAGCAAGAAAAGGGCAAACAATTAACGGGCAGTTTGTAAAAGATGTTTGATCATTCCAAAGCCAAAGTCGATATAATCTACCGAGCTTTTAAAGAGGATGGAACCCTAAGAAACTGGTATGGTCCCGGTAACTACAATGGTTTCTTTGATACTCTTGATGACGCTAAATGGGGAGCAACAAGAGGCAAATCTGGACATGTAGGATTGCGTACACAAAAATATAGGGTTTATATGTTTCACATTGGTGTAACAGAAGATAACTACCCTTACTTCAAACCACAACTAGTCTATGAGCACATAGCTGCTTGTAAATAACATAGGATACATGAAATGGCAGATGTAACAAATCTCATTCTCCCTCCGAATGCTGCAGAGCGCCTACTGGAAAATCAACAAGCTGCTGCAATACGCAAGCAATTCGTAATATCTCTTGCGTTTGATATTTATGCTCGTCGTGTAAATATTGCTAATGTACCAGGTGAAAAAGAATATACAACGCTGGCACAGCGTTCCTTGATCGCGGCGCAAACCTTTCTAGAGACTTCGGAGACGATTTAATGAGTTTCTTATTCTCGTTCTTAACTATACTAGTCAAAGTAGTACAAGCTGCCATAGTATTCATTCAGGCTGTTGCAGGCCCAGGACTAGTATTAGCATGACCAATGATTACTTCGACTTTCAAGAGTTGAAGATACGTCAAATTGCTGAGAAAGTTGAAGAATTAATCAACTCTGGCAAGTATAGCGGCAGAACCCTAAAGGATCTGCAGTATGGAGTTTTATTCCTATTCGGAGCATTTAATCATGCTTCCGCAATTGCTGAGATAGTTTCTGGAGAATTGCCAGAAGAAAAATACAGAGACAAACTTTACAAGAGTATGCTCGCACTAGATAAGACGTATGGCAAATGGCTAAAAGAGGAGCAGGACATTGGGTAAAATTTTAACCGTAAAAAATTCACTGGGAGAATCTTTACCCGTTTTCACTTTGGACGCTGAAACGTATTATGAAAACAATCCCTCAGGTTATTCCTTAAGAAATAAGGGATTAACAACTTGCATGTATATACGAGATCCAAGATTTTATTGCCACGGGTTTAGTTATGTAGATCCAGAGGGTAAGTCTGGATGGATTACGCACTATAAACTTCAAGCGTTTTTCAATGAGCTAAAAAAACAACGTTTTGCATGGCTCTCACATAATTGCGCCTTCGATGGCTTTTTAGCCTACGAGCATTATGGAATTGAAGCAGACTATTATCTTGATACTATGAGCATGTCTTATGGAGAGTGGGGCGTTCATGAAAGTGGTAGCCTAAAGAATCTCTGTAAACGCTTGAATCTACCTGGTAAACTTGAAGGTGTTCTAGAAGAAACCTCTGGAATACGCATACTTAGTAGTGAACAAGAGACTGCGCTAATTCCTTATGCCATAAGAGACTCTGAGCAGACGCGCTCAGCTTTTGAAATCTTATACTATGATAGAGGTTTTCCAGAAGTTGAACTTCATATCATCGACATAACTATTCGTGCTTTTACTGTTCCTATACTTGAAGTCAATGCCGGTTTATGCCGAGCTGAGATTGAAGAAGAAGATATCAGACTAAAGTCATTACTAGAATCGAGTTTAATAAAAGACGCCCAACTGTCGTCTAAATGTCGGCAAATAGTTGTGGACAAAGGTACTACGGGATTAATGCGTTCCCGCCCATGTTTTGCAGAACTTATTAAATCGCGTGGTGTAGTACCACCAATGAAGCATGCAAAAACGACAAAGGGAGAGCTGAAATATAACGATGATGGTTCTCCAGTCTATACCTATGCTTTTGCCAAAAATGATATAGAGCTTATGAATCTTGGCGAAGATTCGCGCGTATCAGACCTAGTTGCAGCTTGGACAGGACTTAAGTCAACGATTCGCAAAACTAGGGCAGAAAGCTTTCTTATTGCAACAGATGCTGGTACAAAACCTCTTTGTGTTCCACTTAAGTATTGTGGGGCACATACTATGAGGTGGAGTGGTTGGGATAAAATCAACCTCCAAAATCTTCCCTCAGGTAGAGATGGGCGTGGTTCTAGGCTCCGCGAAGCTATTACTGCTCCTCCTGGATATGTACTTGTGGTCGCCGATTCCTCGCAAATTGAGGCTAGAGTCAATGCCTGGTTGTGGGGACAGACTGACCTTCTTAATTTGTTTGCTAATGGTGATGATCCATACGCAGCCCTTGCCTCCGCACTATATGGAGTTACTGTACGTAAGCATTCAAAGCACCAAGATGGTATTAATGCACACTTACGCCCAGTAGGTAAAGCCATGGAGCTTGGCCTAGGATTTGGGATGGGCTGGAAGAAATATCTCGATGGTTGTCTGTCTGGATCCATTATCGGGGAAGTTGTTCCGATGACTCCAGAGGGAGCTATAGCAGCTGTTGACTTCTATAGGGCTAAAAGAAACAAGATCATCGAGGGCTGGGACATTCTAAAGCATGCTCTAGTTATGATGGCCGCGAAACAAACTGGCTTCAAAGTACAGAATCTACTAGGCATCTGTGATGACAAGATCTTCATGCCGAATGAACTATATCTGCATTATAAGAATCTTCACTTCCATACTTTTAAGGATAAGGAATTTTCTGAGCTGGTATACCAAACCGGATTCTCTCGGGAGACTGGAGCAATCTACACGCGTATTTGGCACTCAAAGCTCGATGAGAATATATGCCAATGCCTAGCGAGGATAATCGTGGCAGAACAAGCTCTTGAAATAGCTAAGAAACATCGTATAGTTCTTCTTGTTCATGACGAAGTTGTATTCCTCGCTAAGAAAGAAGAAGCTGATGAAGCTTTGGCATTTGGCATTACCGCAATGCGTAAATCACCGACCTGGGCCCCTGGCATTCCTCTTGATGCAGAGGGGGGACACGCCTACAACTACACCAAGTAACATAGTTACTATTCCGTAGACCTTCTATGTTATACTAGGGTCTTTAATCCTAAGAGTAAGCAATGAGCTCTTTGAAAGTAAAGGTGGGTGATAAGTTTGGAGAAAACGAAGTAATTGCTAGAGCAGAAAATACGTCAAAAGGTTCTGCTAGATGGCTAGTTCGTTGTTCTTGCGGGACTGAAAGAGTAGTTCAATCTGGTTCTTTAATGAACGGTTCTTCTACAAGTTGTGGGTGTCTTCGCATAGAAAGGATGAAACGTGTTGCAACAAAACACGGTAGAAGTCGTACTAGCGAATACATTACTTGGTCTTGTATGAAAAACAGATGCAGTAATCCAAGTCATAAGCACTATGAAAATTATGGTGGGCGGGGGATAACTGTGTGCCAAGAATGGCTTGCTAGTTTCGAAACCTTCCTGTCTGATATGGGAGAAAAACCTTCGATGAAACATACTCTTGAGCGAAAAGATAATTCTCTAGGTTACTCGAAAGACAACTGTTGTTGGGCTACCAAAATTGTTCAGCAACGAAATAGAAGAACTAATAGGATTCTAAGTTATGAGGGGCAAGATTATTGTCTTGCGGATTTGGCCGATAAGTTCAATATAACTGCCAAAAACCTATGGAATAGACTTGAGTATGGGTGGGACCTAGAAAAAGCTCTTACCGTGCCAATAGATGAATTTATGAGTTCAAAAACAAATAAGAGACGTAAATGAATGACCACAACGAGTTTGAATGGCATGGTGATTCACAAGCTTCCTTCAGAGAAATACTTGAGATAGTTTTAACAGCTCCAAATCCAAACCCTCTAATTACCAAGAAACTAAATCTTCATCAGCCGGGGGCAAAAGATGACGACGACAAGCCTCCAGTTGGTCTTGTCTTTGAAAGTTTTCCACGAGCCTTGTTAGCTGTTGCAAAGGTTGCAGGAGATGGAGCTAATAAATACACACGAGGTGGTTGGCGAACCGTACAAGACGGAATGACTCGCTATAGCGATGCGCAAGGACGCCACACCCTCAAACAATTCATTGAAGGGCCAAATGATAAAGAATCTGGGTCATTGCACTTAGCGCATGCAGCGTGGAATGCTCTAGCTATTTTGGAACTAGCACTTAGAGAAACATCAAATGAGTAGCGTTATTGTATGCGGCGACATCCATGGGTTGGTCGGCCATGTTAGAGATTTGCTCCAAGACAAAGACCAAGCCACAGTATTCGTATCTGATTTTGTAGATAGCTTTGATAAAAACATAGATGAACAAATAGAATGCGTTGATTTAGTTTTAGAAGCTATTGAAACAAGAGATAATGTAACTGCTTTAATCGCGAATCACGAATATGGGTATTTGAATAATCGTTATGCATGTTCTGGTTATGAACATAAAACACAGCAAGAAATAAACAAACGGAAGGCACGTATTTTAAGAAATTTTCGATGGTATGTTATAGTAGATGATTTTCTCGTCACTCACGCTGGAGTCAGCGAAAGTTGGTTACCTGAAAAAGATATGAATTTTCAAGAAATAGTAAAATATCTTGATGAAGCACCAATCGAAAACCTCGCACAAATTGGCTATACTAGAGGCGGCCTATTTCCTGTTGGAGGAATTCTCTGGTGTGATACAGAAGAATTTAAACCAGTCCCTGGCATCAAACAAGTGTTTGGACATTCTAATTATCGTCCTTTTGGTACCTCACAAGGAGTATGGGAAGTTTATCCAGATAACTTCAATGTCGATTGTTTTCCAAGAAAACGAGAAGTTCTTGAGATTAATGATGGCGAAGCTAGCATAAGAAAATTCTGATGATCGTCTTTATGCCTTTCCCAGATTTTGAGAGAAGTGCTAAGGCACTGAGTATCAAGCACTTATATCAAGTAGAAGTAGCTGGTCTACTTATCTTGAAAAGTCTTTGTGAATGTTATCCCAAAAGGGCTAATGGAGAAAGTGGATATTCATACCACACAATGGCAAAATTCTGGACTAACGCCGAACTACAATTAGCTCGTTTTATAGCCACCACATCTGAAGAACGAATCATACGTCCTATCAAGGTAAGTGGCAAAACTGAGATGCTGAAGAAGCGTAAGGAAGCGCTTTTTAAGTGGCGTGACATAGTCTCAAAACTGGAGGAGGCAGAGTATCCAGAAATTGATCCTCCTTTTTGGGGGGATGAAGAATTTCATTCTGGCCTCCGTGCTCTACTATTGTATAAGGGTTGTAAAATAGCAACACACAAAAAATGGAAAAATGCTGAGTACCCAGATCACGCTTGTACGAGAAACTTACTTCCATCTCGTACTTCCTGGACAAGAGAAAATTATCAAGCTATCTGGGAATTCTTTGGGCAACCAGAGTCAGACTGGTACGAACAATTTGGATGGTCTGAAGAACCTGATGATACAAAGTATTTCTACAGACTGGATCGAACACCAACAATGGCTCACGAAATAGAGCGCAAGCTTCTACGCCCATATAACCCAGTCTTAAAACCTAGAACTTGAGCAGGAGAGTATTTAAAATGTCCAACAACGTTTGGTATACATCCGACCACCATTTTGGTCACGAAAACATCATCAAGTTTAGCAATAGATACAGAGTATGTCAGACAGTGCAGGAGATGAATAAAGTACTGGTTGAACGATGGAATTCTGTTGTTGAGGATGATGATACTATCTGGCACCTTGGGGATGTCTTTTTTAGAGACTACTCTATGCTACATGAGCTAAAAGGTAAGAAGATATTAATTCTTGGAAATCACGATATGGGAAATGTTAATAAATTAAAAGAGTTCTTCTCGATTCATCCAAGAGATATCGTAACCGATTCTAACATTGGTTTGGTTATGTCACATTATCCTATATATGATTGGCCGAACAAGTTCCATGGTTGGGCTCATATCCATGGGCATTCACATGGTACTAAGTACTATGATCCACGAGCAGTAGACATCGGGGTAGATTGTTGGGACTATATGCCTGTGCGATTAGAACAAATTACTGCGGAGATAAAGAAACGTGAAAGACCCACTTTATAATGAAATTGATCGTATGACTCCGAGCGGAGAAGAACTTTCAAGAAAAGTAGATAGTATTATACTGGATATTGTGAGAGAAGAGTCTATAAATCATATTTTGCCTGAAATAGAATCAGTATTACACCGCTCAATCTTCTATGCAGTAGTACGTGTTCTAGGTGAACGTAAAGGCAGATAAATAACTGTCCCATGTGGAAATACAAAGGCATGAAAAAATACAGGATTTTAAATATAAAAACTGGTAAAGACTATATTTTAGGTCAAGGAGAGATTATCGTAGGGACTAGAACTGGGACTCCAGCCGTCATAACAGATTTTTACTACTCAAAACCAGTTCTTATAGATATGTCTGTATGGGAACTACGCATAGAAGAGATACAAGAATGCGCTGCCGCGCCTAATTGTTTATCTTCAACAGAGGAACAACCATGCTTGAAAGATACGATATTTATGCTTATGACGACGGAGAATATGGAGTCTATTGGACCGAAGAATCCGATTCAAGAGGAGACTTTGTCAAATGGAGAGATATCGCCAAAATTATCAAACTACTCGAATACTGTGATATCTTTGACAGAGAAGGACGCAGATGGTTGGACTGGGATGATATCTGTGCCAGTCTTAAAGAAGAAAAGGGGTCGACCACCCGGATCAAAGAACAAAGTGAAACGAAATGCAAATTGAACAACTTGACAGATACGATATTGCCGCCTACGGTTTAGAATATGGATGCCATTGGGAATCCATTCAAGACACAATAGGAGACTGGGTCAAATGGGAGGATATCGAAGCTCTTGCTAAGGAAGATAAAGAAGCAGATAACAGAGAAGTAAACCTTGAAAAAGTAGGTTGTTATGATATCTTTGATCGAGATAGCGGAAAATGGGTCGACTGGGATGACGTTATTAAATGTCGTGATAATGAAGAAGCTTTCAGGGTTTGTAGCTTAGTGGCAAAGTAGTAGTCTCCAAAACTACTGACTGGGGTTCGATTCCCTGCTGACCCGCCAATTAACTCCAGTAAGGCAAATGGTACCGCCGCCTAAAAACGAAGAGGTGAAGCGAAAAAGCGATGACTTTAGGAAACTGAGGGATTTTGCAGGTGCAGTGGCTAGCCCAGAGACGAGTTAGTTTCGATGATGCGCGTTTTAATCTCAGTGTTCGCTGCGAAGTAATGCACGCAGTATAGTCTATAACGGGTTCGACTCCCGTACTGGAGATCAATACTGGCACTCTTTGGGAAGTCTTTCCCACGCGTTTAAGCTTAACGCGGGGGAGGTGGTGGTTCGAATCCACCAGTGTCAACCAATCAAACTATGGGCAATTATCGGGAATACTTCCTATCACGTAGGAATAAGCGGTTCGACACCGCTATTGTCCACCAATTATGGTCAACATCTTGGTACAAAGCGAATTATCTGGCCAGGTAATAGCATTTGTATTTGGGTCATCTTATGGAAAGAGACAGGGTGCGGAAGGGGCCCGGGCAAACAGGATAGCAGTGGAGATCAAGTGCATAACGATCTCTGTTATACTAGGTTCGATTCCTAGGTTGACCTTCCCTTTATGGTGCATAGAGGAACTTGTAACGGCTATGGGTAGGCAGAACGGATTACTGACCGTCTCGGAACAGGTAACGAAAGAAAGGATACTACACAGTGCACATGTGTACTATTGGATAATTCAATATGCCCCGATCAAATAGGTTCGAGTCCTATCTAGTTCCTCTATACATCACGAATCGTCTATCTAGGAAAGTAAAGACCAAATATATCAGCTAGTCGCCAGTTGAGGAGAATACTATCGAAGATACGCCTGTAAATCGCAAAATTACTGCTTTACAGACAACCTTACAAACTAACTTACAAGCAACATCGAAAACAAAAATACTTGAAGAGATCGATAAACGGATCGGAACTCTCAGTTTCACTTCAAAGATGCCAGGACCCTCGTGGTCCATCTCTGCAACTAAATGCCAAGTTGGATCTACCTTGCGCAAAATTCCTGGAACTCCTTGTTCCACATGTTATGCGTTAAAAGGAAGGTACTCCTTTGAAACGGTCAAAAGCGCCTTGCATAATCGCTACTATGGTTGGAAAAATGACAAGGATTGGGTTATTTTAATGAGTATACGACTGCTATATCTAGCAGATAAATATCAATACTTTCGTTTCTTTGATTCGGGCGATGTTCAATCAACTCAGATGATGGAGGATATTAATCAAATCGCTTGGAACATAGAACCTTATGTAAACGTATGGCTTCCAACTCAACAAAGGAACTATGTCTCAGCGCTAAGTAAACAGATTGCTCCAAATCTCACAATACGAATCTCGTCGACCAAAATAAACGAGAAACAAACAACGACAATAGTTGGAGTTGTAAACTCCGCTGTTTATAACGTCAAGAACAATGAACCAATAAAGGATGCCCATATATGTCCGTCCCGCTACCAACAAAATCAGTGTGGCCAATGCCGCGCGTGTTGGGACCTAAACCAAGAGTATGTAATATACCACCAGCACTAGCTATTTTTAGCGCAGAACTTGCTAGATATATGTTATTGAAAAAGACTACTGTAAATCAACTAGCTCTTGCTTCAGGGATTCCAGTAAGCACTATTCGTGGTTACTTAGCTGCGAAGTATTTTCCGGCTGATGATAACTTTAGCTTACTAGCTAAAGCACTTAAGATAAATCAATCCAAACTACTAGGAGTAGGAAATGTTGGAAAAACCTGATTTATTTTCTGACTCATTCGTAGAGGATCTTTTCTCTTTTGCAAAATTGACGCAACAACCAGTCATGGCTGTTTTAAATTCAGTTCCTGTATCTGCTCCAGAGCAAGAATTTGAGGCCAAAAAAGCACCTTTACTAGCTGATCGAGATGATGAATGGCTAGCTACTCGTAGATATGCCATTAAAGGAGAAATCGCAATCTGCGAACGTGCAAGTGAAGCTCTTCGTGCCGAGCGGGACTCCATCGATCAGGAGTTTCTTGAGAGGTTCGACGAAAGAAAATCTGAGGGTACTAAGACCTCAACTTACACAATCTCTAAGTCAAGGGACTTCAATTATCCGCAAATCGATGATCAAACAGCTTTCGAACGGTACGTTTTAAGGACCCATAAACTGTATTTGTATCAAAAACGAGTCGCTGTAAAAACCATTCAAGAGGAACTCGCAATTTTCGCGCTGGAAAAAAAAGAATTTCTGGACTTTCTCGAGGCAGCCGAGTATGATGCTGAATCTTGTGCGGCAGTTTTTTGTAAACTATACGAAAATATGGACGATAAACCGCCACAAGAAGTTTTCGGAACCAAGCTACTGGCATTAACCTTGGCAAATCGATTGAAAGAAGGAGTCTTAGAGGAATTAGAAACATTTTATTCTATTCCTGGAATTGTCGTCGTGACGAAAACTCGAATTAACCAAGTACATAGATAGTACCATTACAACAAGGACGTTTTCAAACAATGAACAACATAGGAAACTATATGACAGATATTACTGATCTAATCTCAGCTAATGAACTGGCTCCTGTCGATGAAGTCTTTTCTTTAACTTTTCTCCCTGAAGCACTTCAACGCAAGATTGCATCATACTCTGAGCAACTGAAAAACTCGGCTGCTATAACCATTAATAAAATTCGCCTTGATGCTAAGGCGTTCATTTTACCTGATGCTGATAGTACTGAGACACAGTCTTTCACGGGTATTATTGTCGCTGCAAAGCACTGCAACATTCATTATGCAGGATCCTATGAAGAAGGTAAGAACAATCCAGTGGACTGCTTTGCGATCCTTGAAGGAGCGTTTGATGCAAAGAACGAAAATCTATCCCCTCATGCTTCTGTAATAGCGCCATATTGTGCTGGGCCATGTGGTACTCCATGCAGCAAATTCGAATGGGGTTCAGACAAAGGCGGTAAAGGCCGTGGTAAGGAATGCTCTGAGCATGTCCTTCTCGCTGTTTATGTTCCAGCAGTTGGAGAAGACTTTCTTCTCCTTGAGGCTAAGAAAGCCAATGCTAAAGTTGCTGATGGCTTCCTAGCAACCATCAATGCCAAATTTGGTCATACTATTACTGTATATGTCCGATTTAGTATGGGTGAGAAAGATAAGTGGGCACAAGAATTCGTCGCAACAAGCCCTGTCAGCAGAGAACTTATTACAAACCTGGCGAACCGGCTTGATGAAGCAACTGATATGCTTACGGCTCGTGCGATTGATGCATACAAGCGTGGTATTCCGGTTGAACCTAGTAATGCTAATACTGAACCAGAGATAATTAGAAAGGCTCGGGAGCGCTAAACATGGGTAAATCTACAATAGTTTGGGTTGCCGACGATGGTACCAGTTTCTCAACTGAGCGCGAAATGCTACTGCATGAGCTTAGCAAAGTTGATACCGAAGAAATTGACATCTTTATCGACGGTTATACTCAAACACCGAAATTAAAGACTCAATACAAAAAGGTACTCCTCGCCTGGCAAAAATATCAAAGAGAAAGTTCTTCTTCGCCACAAGTGCTCCCGATTCAAGAAACTGAAGAGGTAGCAGAACTGTTTGAGCAGTTTAAACAAGGTGAGCAGTGGGAACCACCTGGTGGCTATCTTCTAGGAGATTTAGATAGAGAGGAAAGTGAGGAAGATGAAGATCTAAGACGCTCTTTTGAGAAGGCTACAGCAATATGATCAAATTAACGCAACAAATTGTTCTAGAAGATAGTGAGTACAAAAAACTCATTGATGACAGTAGAAAACTTGAAGCTCTTGAGCGTGGCGGAGGTGATAACTGGAAATGGTATGACGATGCCTTGAAGGAGTACTACAAAGGCGAAGAAGCAGAGAATGGCTGGGAAACCTGAGACTAGATTTTCTCGGCTATTCAATTCAAAGTTAGACAAGGATGTCTACTTTGAGAAAATGAATAATCCATTTCGTTCTGGTACACCAGATTTTCTTTATGAGGGTTCTTCTTGCATATTCTGGATTGAGCACAAATGGATCGAAATTCCTTGGACTGAGGTTGTATTACCTGCTGATATCTGTAACACAAAATCATGGATCGCCCAACGACTTTGGTTAGAGCGGGCTAACAAAAATAATCAAAAAGTAAGGGTTTTAGTGGGATCAGGTATGGGGCGTACAACAATCGCCTGTCTTCTGCCTTATCCATTTAGCTTTGACCCAATGATTAACCTTTTTCTTCCTATAAAGACCTTAGCAGATTATTTATCGAAGTGTCTTACAGGAAATCAAATTTCCTAATTATGGCAAAATAAACATGAACAAAGAGATAAGTTACATCAAATATAAGATAAAATTCACTCCTGATACTGATAAGGACACTCGGCTAAAAATCGTTGAACGAATCAGGGAGTGTCCTGAGTGCGAAGATATGTTCGCAAAGAATCAGGGTGATACTTGGTGGGATACTTTAGTTCCTGACATGAGGAAAGTATCCGATGTATTTCCAACGCACCTACTCACTGTCTATAGTCATGAAGAACCGAAAGGAACAATCTGGATTCGGTATTTCCTTGCAGGAAAAATGCAAGTTGAGACTGTGAAGACATTTTTTCCTCCTTTCGATGAGAGCAAACTACAATGATAGTAAACGCGCTCAAAAGCGCAGTTCAAACTTCTGAAGTTCTAGACCATAAAGTAGCGAGTATTTCACTTAATCCTGTCATTTTGCACGTCTTATCAAAAGATTTGTACCAAAAAAATGTGGAGAGTCCGTTTCGAGAAGTGCTTATCAATGCGTTAGATGCGCACATTGAATCTTGCGTAGACCGACCAGTTGAGATTCTGCTTCCAACTATTTGGCAGGAGCAGTTTTCAATCCGCGACTTTGGTACTGGGTTGTCTCATGAAGACTTCATGGCGATATACCTCGACTATGGTAATAGTAGTAGACGTGGTAGTAATGAAGTACATGGTGGCCTTGGTCTTGGTACTAAGAGTCCACTAGCTTACACAACGTCCTTTACTGTTACTTCATATCATAATGAGGATGGTGGAACAAAGGCTAGAATCTACATTGTGTATTACAATGAAGATAATCTACCTTGTGTGGATCTCATATCGTGTATCGATACTACGGAATCGACAGGAATCAAGGTCCAATACACAACGTCGAGTTCGAATGATTATATCCAATTTAGACAAGCTGCGCTTAATATCCTTCCAAGGATTCCAAAAGAAAAGTATGTTCTACTCGGTGATCAACATGGAATTGTCTTCAAAGATTTGGAACTACACGCAGAGCAAGTACTTGGTCCTATAACTTTGCGCGCCGGAAATGGTATTTCCATAATCATGGGATTTGTCGCCTATAAAATGGAATTGAAGACCGTCAAGGATTTTATTCAGGCAAAAAGTCTCACATTGAATATCGGTGGTAAAACTGTTAATGCGGTTAGCATCGTCGATAATATCACCAAGAACAACCACGTTGAAATACTTTCTTCTATTGGAGAATATCCTGTACATCCAAGTAGAGAGTATGTAAACGTTACTCCGCGTGCAATTAGTACCTTTTTGGCTGATCTACAACGTGGCATCAATAAATTATTCGCTGAAGAGGAGCTTGATTTCGAGCAAGATACTTTTAGGTATCGATTACTTGGTACTCTCCCCGAAGATAAAGCGAACCTGAAAGTTCGTGCTAGATATATTCGTCAGCACGAGTCCAAGCATTATTGGGAAAAGACGGAGGTTCCAAACCAATCAAATAACTACTTAGATCTTATTCATAGGCATTCCGAACAAACAGAACCTATTTATGTTGCAAAGCTTATTCAGTTTGATCTGACTGATTATCTTGGTAGTGGGCGTAGGTATTATGAATTTCCAGCAGATTTCCCTAAAAAAACTACTTTACTAGTAATCGACAAAGAGTATGGTACAGATCCACAGATTCTTGATATCCTTAATAAATTCCCAGTATGGGATCTTGATGCAGAAGTTGCAGCATTTAGAAAAGAGCGAGATGAAGAGGCTTTAAGTAGGTCTCCCGCGGTCGAGCGAATGAGACGAACAAGAGTAGTTGTAAAGTCTATACAAGATCCAAAACATAATATCCTTGTGTATAATGGACTTTCTTCAGGTGAGCACAAAGTTGATTGGAATTCAGCTACGCATAATATCCAATCTCTTAAGGCTCTAAAAAAAGAGGTCTACTGGGTCGCTACAAGAGTTGGGTGTGTCGATGGCGTAGGGGCGGCTATACTTATGAGATTTTTAGAATTTAAAGATCTTATTCCAGAGTATAAGCGCCCAGTAATCATCGGGCTTCCGGCATCTCGTGGAACTAAGACTGTCGAGAAAGCCTTCAAGCCACTTTCTGAACTTGATGTATGGATTGATGCTTTTTTAAAGTCTGCCTATGTACAACGCAGAAGCTTTTTTCATTCGCTTCAGGTTAATAATGTCATTGGCTACGGATCCAACTTGCAGACAGTTAAAGCGTACGGTCCAGCGGATTGGTTAATTCGTTTTGAAGCACTCTGTAATAAGTACGGAATTCAGAAAGCGCCAGTAATTAGAGGACCTAATAATCTTTTGATCAAGGCTCGCATCGACGATATTGCCGTGAAGTTTCCGACTACTCGTGGTTGGGGTTATAATGGAAATGATATTCTGTTTACAGCGGTTTCTACCTGGGCTGAACAGGTAGCAGAATTTACTAATAACAAACCAACAGGAGCAAAGTCAAAAAATGCCCAAGCTGTTAGGGCTTTAAAAGCAGCGGAACGTATTAACAATCAATTAATCGGAGAAAAATCTACAACATGATCAATTATATTAAAAGAGATGACGAGGTTATCATCGTCCTAGACGGCGTTCCTTACCCTGTCTCATGTTCTGACAGACGGTTTGCTGCCGTTAAAGAAGCTCTGTTTGAGCAAGATGAGGAAGAACTGAAACAACTGCTGAGCATCAAAGGTCGGGCTGAGGATTTATTCCTTAAGCTGGTTGAAGAAGGCATCGAGACTTCTGGCGGTGGATATACCTATCTGGGTACTCCGATTGCCATGGATCTGGCGGTTTATCTTCGTGCTGCTATCGACGATGGTAATTACGAACCAGTCGTTAATTTCATCAAACGGCTGTTTGAGAATCCTAGCCATGATACTCGTTCACGGATGTTCCGCTTCATGGAAGTTACAAAGATGCCAATCTTACCTGATGGCCGGTTTCTGGCTTTCAAGATTGTCTGCAATGATTATTCGGACAAGCGTACTAAAGCTATCTCGAACGCTCCGGGTACGGTAGTTCCAAAGTTGGACTGGTCTAAGGTCGACACTGACCCAAACGTCACATGTTCACGTGGCTATCATGCATGTTCTAGAGACTATCTGCGTACATACTATAACGATGGTGATAGGATCGTGGCTGTTGCTATTGGGCCTGAAGACGTTGGAACTATTCCTACGGATTACAACGATTCGAAACTTCGTTGTCGTGGGTATGAAGTTCTTACGGACATCACCGATGAGGTGGTTGGTCACTTCAATGAGGCCAGAATCAACTATGGTGGCAGCTTGGATCCGAATTACGAAGAGGATGACGAGCAGGACCTAGACTCCGATTACTATTGATCGGAACTTTGGGCCAGGGATGGCCTACCAAGGAGTTTTATATGAATTTTGATAATGCCTATATAGCCTTAGTGAGCGACATTTTAGCTACAGGATTGCGAGCTAGCAATCGTACCGGCATAGATACTTTGTATAAGTTAGGAATACTGCTAGAGTTTAATCTTGCAGAAGGGTTTCCTATTCTAACAACAAAACCTATTGCTTGGAAATCGGCGTTTGCTGAACAATTAGGTTTTATTCGCGGATATGATAATGCTGCCGACTTTAGAACTTTAGGTACTAAAGTCTGGGATGCTAACGCCAATAAAAATGATACGTGGTTAAATAATTTTCATCGAAAAGGTGTAGATGATTTAGGAAGAATTTATGGCGTTCAGGGTAGAAAATGGCGTACAGATAGTAAAGGGTATTCTGTAGATCAAGTTACAAAAGTCTACGAAGATCTTTGTGCTGGAATCGATAATAGGCGAGAAATAGTTTCTTATTGGAATCCAGGAGAACTAAATATGATGGCCTTACCGTCTTGCCATATGTTTTACCAATTTGGTTTGCGCGAAGATAAGTTAGATCTTTTTGTGTATGTTCGTTCTAATGATGTTGGACTTGGAATGCCGTTCAATGTAACACAATATGCTTGGTTACTAGCTATAATGGCACAAATAACTGGCCATAACTTTGGTAAGTTATTATACTTTGCTTTTAACTATCATATTTATGTTAATCACATTGAAGCATTGACCGAACAAATTAAACGAGAACCAAGAAAGCAACCGACTCTAATTATTCATCCTAGATGCTCAGATTTACATTTTCTTGAACAGACTACAATTCCTCTCGAACAATGGTGTTGGTTTAACAACTATGATCCACATCCTAAATTATCACATCCTATGAAAATGGCAATATAAATGAAATTCAAAAATTGGCCCGGCGAGAGTTTACTCGGTGTATTTGAACTAAGTCGAAAAATTGACGGCGTAGATGTTAGAATTTCTGATGGAATTCCGTATTCAAAAGGAGGAAAAGTTTTTGAAAATTTAGAAGAGTTTATTTCTTCTAACGCTATCGAAGATGGCATTTGGGAATTCTATAGAACTGATTGGGCCGAAAGTGTTAGTCTCGTAAAAAATTCAGCGCGAAAAGATGAAATTCTTTTGTCTGATTTCTATACACTATCTCCTGAAACAGATCAAAGACTTAGTTTAGGGACTATAACTAATCCATCGGCTAGTTATATTGAAAATCGTTTAAAAGAAGTAGTAAAAGAAGGACATGAAGGTCTCGTAATTCATAATCCATTTACTGATGCGTGGATCAAAGTGAAAACGAAGTATACTATCGATCTTCGTTGTCTTGGTTTTGAGGAGGGTGTTGGTAAATACAACAAAGGTATGGTTGGAGTTTTACTTTTTGAACTAAATGGACGCCCAATTCGAGTATCGAGCGGAATTACAAAATTTGGTCGTATCGCTTGGTTTACTGACCCGACTTTGATCAACAGTATTTTCGAAATAAGCTTCGTCAATAAAACACCTGACGGTTCTTTGCGCCATCCGGCCATAACTAGGCGTCGTTGGGACCGTAATACTGAGTCACTAGAATAGGAAAATAATGACATGAAGATTACTGAATTGCGAGAGAAGAAAGCAGACCTAGGCTCAATCTTAGTTGGACACAAGGTATATCGAAAAAGTCACGCTGTAATTGCGTATCTGACTTCTTTGCAGCAAGTACAGGCTGCTACAGTCAGTCTACCCTTGCTTTGGGGTAATTTTACACCAAGAGTCTTACTCCAGCAACTGCTGTATCAACTCATTAAGGCTGGTAAAACTGTTGATAAAAATCAAGAAATAGCCCTACAAGAAATAGCTCAATTTATGCTTGGTCAAGTAGAATTCATAGCCAATTCTTTTCAAGACCTAGAAAGCGTCATAGCCGTTGATGAATGTAATGCTAGGCTATTTCAACTGCATGTTTTACTGATTGAAGCAAATAACGCTTGTACAGCAGCATATGATGCTCTTGAATATGAGGCTATCGGACTAAACACAAATGCCATTTACATGTTAAAACAGTCTATGGAGAGTCTAGAAATAGCTGCTGAATGGGTACACGCTTTCATTCGCGCTTATTCAAGCGATGATCAAGGAGAAGTTTTAAAAAGACTCCGTCCGGAATTATGGGATGAAGCAAAGATACAGAGCTTGAATGTATGACGGAGATAAAAATTGAAAGACTTGGTCAATACATGTCTCCTTCAATACTTGATCAGTACACGTATGCTTCTCTTAAGCCGGCGCAAATGCCAGTAATACCGCTACCAATACCGAAAAAAATGGCTATGCCACAAGTAAATAGAGTTCCTGAGTATCGTATGCTTGATAGAAGTGGAGTATGCTCCATCTGCTATGCAGATGTGCAAAGAAAAACACAGAAAGTTATTGTTTTCTATGGCAAGAGGGAATATGTCATAATCTGCAAGCGTTG